TAAGAGACTCGCTCGTACTTAAGATCAATGCGATGAATCCACCTAGTTTCACAGCATCAGCAAGCGGATCAATTTTTCTAATCTTAACTCAAAATAAAGCTGGTCCAAGTGGTAACACAACAGTTGAATTTCCAGATGGATCAATAACTTTAGGTTTTGGTTCTAGTAATTCGTTCACAGGTGGAATCAACGCCCCAACAAGCAGACACGATAATATGCACTTCAACACTCCAATCCCCGCTTCCGACTTCCAATACTCTTGGATCAATGCAGCCATCAGTGGATCGAATTGGGAAGCGGGCCAAAGCGTTTTAACTCATGCGCCGAGAAGTGGTATTATAAGCTCTTCAGCCGGTATTGATTCAGCGATCAACTTTCCAACAATATCTGATGTTTCATGTTGCTCGGACTCAGTCGAGTTTTCTATTTCATATGGTGCTGGAGATGGAGCTGGAACTCTAACTGATGATGCTAGTCTCGAAGTTGTTACAGGCCCAGGCGCTACTTCTTCACAAATTATTGAAGGCGATAGCATTTCCAACATGGATCTTGAAGTCACCTCTAATGGATGTTGCCCGTCAACAGAAGGTTTTGAATATAGAGTTACGGCCGTAAACGGAGATGGATCGGGCACTCCTTATGATTCTGGATATCAATCAACACAACAAAGTCCACCATCTGGTATTGTGAAAGATACAGGAGATAATCCAGGTACCGTGACAATTACGTTCTTTGTGAAAGATTGCGAAGGAAACGTCACAACATTAGTTGTTACACTCACAAAGGCAAAGTTATCATCGTAGACTATTTAGATTAAAAAAAGGGTGCTAAATGACAACTTACAAAGATTTTCTCGGAATAAATATCTGCATTTATGATCCGATCTTAGGAGACAGTGGTGCGATTGGAGGCAATTACCTCGGATATAGTTCAACTTCCTCACTTAAATATAACGACAACGCTGGTGTCGGCAATGTTTCAAGTTTGACTGAGCATAACTCTTCACAAACTTTGGTGTTGTTAAATCTTCATCGTAATGGTCCGTTTGGATATCCAATGTGGAAGCAAATGCGAGTCTCTCAAAATCACTTGTCGAGAGCTCACCGACTAACAAACACGTTTACATATGTGCAAGAACCGGGTGCAAAGATCGGAGACAAACAAGCGAGATACGGAGATATTGTAAGCCTCACAGAACCAGTAATCGCTCAAAATCTTCCAATATCTTTAGTTGGAGAAGTGTCGGTATACAACGATCAGCTTGGAACTTTTGAAAAAAAACCTGTGGAGGTGAAGACGGCATTCAATAATGAGACAGAATTTTTTGCGAACAAACAAGCCAATGATTATTTTAATACCATTTTGGATACAGATGATAACTACGAAGCTTTGATCGACATGTACTTGGATGGAGGACTTGATGACGAAGGTTCGTTGCTCGACTCATTCTCTCTTTTAACTTATCGTCAAACGATATGGCCGAAAGTAGACCGAGCATTCTTGGACCAAACCCGATCACGAAAGTTTTATATTAATACATTTTGGAGAGACAACCGAGAAGATCGAGAAAAAAATAACGTTGCTACCGAGTTCGGATTCACAGCACCCTCTCAATCAATGTGGCCCTTGGATGCAGCAAAAGATTTCGCGACAAGAGCAAGACCAACTGGTGATACCACATCGTTTGTTGACCATAAGATTGGCGGGAAAGGACTAGGACTTCAGAACACAGAAGGCGGAGAAGGTATTTTACAAAATTCTTACTCTCATGTTTATGGACGCGTATATCTTGCATCAACGATGCCTAACCCAGATAATGATACTCCAGTCACAGGTACCGCTCTCTTCTTGAGCAATCCAGATGATGCACTTTCCGCCTCTGTTAGTTATGCATTTAGACACACTCTGAAGTCGACATTTTCAAATTATAATCCGTCATTTCCAACTTTTAATGCTGAACACCACCTTACGGCTACCGGAGATAGATATCAAGGTCAACTTGAAGGAGCCGATTTTTCGCGGCTGACTCTAGATGGATCTGCATCTATGATGCTAACTTCATCTTTGTTTGAGGGAGTAGCAAATTGGGATGCACCTGCTCAAGCAGGCAAAACACCATTTTACGACTCATACGAAGATTATGCTCAAGAAATAAAAAGAAGTGGGAAGGGCTATTCGATTGTACCCGAGTTCAGAATAAGCTCGCATGTTGAAACATACGCTTCAAAAGGTATAACCGAGGAGTTGAGAGAAATTTTTGAGTTGTCCGGTGCACTATCACAGAACACAACAACAGAAAATGAAAGTACTTTCTATAAAGTATTATCAAACTCAGACTTTCTTAAACACTTTGACTTGATCAAGAAAGATCATGAAGGCTTTGCAGATGAAAAAATATTAACTCTTAAGTGTAAAGCTATCAAAAAGTTCCTACCATACGAAGGCTTCTATCCCGCACAAAGAACAGTTCAACTAGGCGAACAATTCGCAAGAAGCTACAAGAACCACGTTGTCTCTAGAGAGGGCTCGGAAGCCGATACTGTAGAAGTTGGCTCTATCAAATTACAGCCGCTGATGACTCCATTATTCGCCCCAGGAATTCTCTTCAATACAATCAAATCGGGCGTTGGAGTTGACTTTCCTCTCTTTACAGCAGATTCTATACCTTTTGTTGTTTCTTCTTCGAATAATAATTACAATTCCGATTGGGAATACCAAACTGCCTCCACCGGACCCCATCAGAATTATTACTGGACTGGCGGAGGACACATAGCGAATAAGGAAAGGATTGACTCTGCATACGACACCAGGATTCCATTTGAAGCTCTTGTGGAACCTGAGGAGTATCTTGCGAATCTAAGATTGATCCTGCAAGAGCCTCATCCTTTTGGAGTTCCTTTTACGGGAGCAGTTTCTGGAGGGCTTGCTACCACCGGAGACCAGTTCTTGGACTATCATACTGAATGGGACGGTCGTGGCGACGGACTGTATAAAAAAATGGCTAACAATCTTTTAGCGGAAATACCAGAACTATTCTTGGAAAACACTTCGATGGCGACCATAGTATCAGCCGAAGACGGAGATCCAACGTTTGGAAACGCAGTGTCTGGAAATTATTATACAATGAGAATCAAAATGAAAAGATCTCGTGTGCAAACCAACCAGCCACTCGGTGGTATAAAATCTGTACTGGTCGATCCACCGCAAGACGTTGTGACCTATCAAGATCGTGGAATTAGCCAGTCCATCACAGGTAGTGCTACCAATATAAAAGCCAGATTTTCTACCAAAGAGTCTTTGACCATGTACTCTCGACCATCTGCTTTTGGACCACCCACATATGGCGGCAATGGTTTTGGGACATATAGAACTATCCAATTCAGAGAGTGTGGTTCATGGTGGGGAACCAATTATCCCTATACTCCACCTTATTACCATGGAGAAGCATGGTGTGATTTAATTTTTTATGCTGACACCACAAAAAAATACACTTTAGATGAAATCCTCAGTGGATCAAAACAATATCCCTACTACACAAGACACTGGTGGAACGGTACCAATGATGCACTTAGGGATTTAAGTGGCTACGCTAATTCGGACCTCGTAGCAGATGGGGCTTCAAGCCCTGCGTTCCAAACCACAGGTTGGACCGAAGGCAGGTATAAAAGTTATGAAAGTGGTTCATGGCATGAATTGATGTTAGAAGCCATCGGCACTGGTACCATCACTGCTTGGCCATCAACCGTAACAATCAATACTGTCTTTGCTGTCGCAGATTATGTTGACTTTGCCGGAGGCAACTGGGGTACGCACACCACTCCACTTGGAAATGGGCTCGCCGACGATAGCACCCAACTCAGATATCGTAATCGACCAAACCCAGTAGCAGTCACAAGTGGGAACTTCTCGTCAACCGACCAGCTAATCCAACATCCATTTTATATTAATTACAACGCAATGCAGTTAGATTCCAGTGTTAACTTGTTTGGAAAAGGAACGGTCCGAAAAATATTTAACGAAAATGCACAACAAGTCACAGAAGTTGCTTCTGCGGATACAGTAAGAGGAAAGACTAGGTGGATCATTCAGCCAAAATTTGAAACTCCAATTCTTAACTTTAAAAAGTATGAAGATCTGACTGGAAACGGAGGAACTATGCCCTTGTATGCATCAGAATCAGTTCCTCGTGGAATGTGGCATCAATACGGCGACATACCAGAAGATGCAGATACTGGCGTATTTCTTCAGGTTACTGATATTCCAAACTCTTGGCTGCAAGGCGCACTGGGCCTGAGAAAAAAACAAATAAAAAAAGTCAAATCATTAGCAGACTTGGTTGGGTTCTCCAAAGAACAAGTCCGACTCGGTGAAGTTGGATCGAAGAAAGAAGTATCAGAAGCAGTTGTCGCTGTTCCGTTTATTGAACAAGGTGCTACTCGTAAGTTCTTCTCGATCCCAAGAGCAGACATAGACTCTTCAATTGAAGCTTCTCGTCGAGAAATAGATGGGAACTTTCCAGCAGGTGGACCAGCAAAAGCTGGGGACACCGTCTACAAGATGGTTAAGAACATGCAGAAGTATGTGTTCCCACCGTCAATGGACTTTGTCCGATATAGCGAGATCGACCCGTTTGCTATGTATATCTTTGAATTTAAACATACCTTCTCAAAGCAAGACCTTGCCGACATGTGGCAAAACTTACCGCCTGAACTTGGGAGAACTTTCGAAGAAGCAGAAGCATCAATCTCCCATGAGTTGCTTTCAGCCGAACTTCTCGGAGATGGAGCTGTTATTAAGAATGGCGTCTTGGATGAGAACGCCGAAGGCAAAGGTATTCCATCAAACATCCAATGGATGGTGTTCAAAGTCAAGAAAAGAGCAAAGACAAATTATTTTGATAAAATTGTTGCGAAGAAAGGAACAACATCAGACACATCCGAAGTGCAGTTGGAAGGAGTCACAAACTCAGCGACAAGCAAAATGGATAAAGATATTACCTATAATTGGCCATATGATTTCTTTTCACTCGTAGAACTAGTTAAGATTGACGCCGAAATCTCATTCGCAAACATTGAGAATGACGACAAGGGACAGAAGTCTATCAAGAAGGTGGAGTCGAAAAAGACTCGTGATCCTTCGATGATTAACAAGGCGAGAGGAAAGGGACGAGCTGAATGACGTTTTTTAACAAAAAAGAAGATGTTCTTAAAATTGAATTAACTCCATACGGGCGCTCGCTTCTCTCCAACGGGAAGTTGATGCCCAAGTATTATGCGTTCTTTGACGACGATATTATCTATGACCTTCAGTATGGCGGAGACACAGAGGATCAAGTCAACATTAAAGAGAGAATATTGGGCAACACTCCAAGCTTAAGACCCCAAAGAGATCTGATATCTCCAGAACTTCAACTATCATCATTCGAGCGTGAAGAAGACTCTACACGTCCTTATTCAAAGATCGCAATGAACTTTCTTACTGAACCTCTCGGAACATCAGATGGTACGTTTGAAGAAGCCCCAAGTTGGAATGTATCTTTTCTTCTCGGAGAGATTTCAAGTAGTTCTCCGTTTATCGGGACGTTAGTCGGTGTGTCTGGATCCGACACAACTCACACAAAGCGAATCCCGCAAATTGAAACGACTCTTGAGTATACAATGGAGATCAGAAACAGAAGAAACGATCCTCCTGTAAGAGGACAAGAGGTATCTCCTAACGTACCAGTCTCTGAAATATTCCCAGATGGGACATATGTTCACCTGATCGACGAACAGATCTTGTGTAAGATTCTCGAAGAGAAAGGATTTTTGCAGAAAGACGGCCTAGAAATGGAGGTATTTCTTTACGAAGAAAACGAAGAAACTCCGAAGAAACTAAAATTCGCACCACGCGAGAAAACCATAGTCGATGGAATGCTTGTGGAAGACAGTGTAGCTATAGTTGGATTAACTCCGGATTACGTAGAATATTGGTTAAACATTGAACTGGATTCAAATATTCCAGACTCTGAAATCTGCAAAGGAGTTCAGAGGCTAAAAGCACAAGACATCCTTGTAGATGTTAATGTTGAGTGTCCGGATCTCGAAGGTGTAGACTTCGACATTTATAGAACAAGAGTAACAGATGTGGAGGATTGCTAATGTCTAATGTACTTGTTGGTCTCGAGAACCTCCCTAATGCTTATATTGAAAAAATTACAGTGAGCAACCACAATCGTTTTAATTCAAATATCGCAGTTGAGTTATCAATGCACGATATTGAGAAAGATGGATTTTTTGTGTGGTCCGATGATGATCTTATAATGAGCTACATGAAGGTAGCAATCATTGCTACATCAAACCAACAGCTGATCAATGGAATTACATCAGGAACTTTTAGTCCACTGCCCAGCATCATTCGTCGTGGCCCATTTATGACGGACACTTCCATAGTTGAAATCCCAGCTAAAAAATTTAAAAAAGTAAATAACCGTCGATCAATAACAAGAAAGTTTTACAGAAAAGAGTCCATTCTCGTTGCCGAGGATACGCTACAAATGACTTTATTCGTTTTTGCCTATGTTGACTCGGATGAATTATCAAAAGCCCTTAGAATAACCCTTACGGGCCCGCTAAAGCAATATTATGGAGCGATTAAGTCCGAGAATGTTTTTGTTGGAGGACAGATTGAACAGACGTCATTTTTATATAAAGAGCGCGATGGAACTGTGTGGTCTGGCCCTATTCATGAACACAATGGAAAATTTATGGGCGGTTCGTACCACACATCCGAGCCACACCCTACTCTTACAAGAGAATCTGTCTTGAATACCAAGATCATCGATAAGCGCTCAGGTGCACTGCAATTAAGACCAGAGATAAACTTCAAAAACAAACCATTGTTCTCCGAGTTGTCAACATCCTACACGAACGAAGCTGATCTGATAGGAATGTTCTCTGTTGATATGAGAACCCTTGTGCTCACAAAGACAAAGCACGGTCGCAAGATGTTCAACGTATCGAAGGATTTGTTTGAGTCTTTTGCAAAAAGTGTTTCTATAAATTCACTTGAAATACGAAGACAACAAGTTAGACTTAAAGTTTCTAACACAAAACTTGGTACAAGGAAGTTTGGACAAAAGCTAGTAGGCTCTTACAGAACGGTGGCCACATCAGTAGAGAATGACGGTCGCCTAGTTGATAGAGATAATATATCACAAATATTCATAACACCAGATAAATTAATTAAATCATATCAATTCACAGATGAAGAGATGACCGAACGGACTCGAGGGGAGTTTCGTTATGAAGTTGCTATTTCATTCTCTGATTCATCAGAGGTGTTCTTAATTAATCTTCTAGATCAAATGGAAAAAAATGTTTCCGAATTAAAAGTAAAGAGAGAGTTATTATTTAGACCTCAACGATACGATAGAGACAACAATAGGTTGGTCATCGGTACAGAAGTACCGGCAATCTTTGAATCTGCAATTGAGAATTACTATCAGAACCTATCAATTGTTTACAACATCGATGACGAAGAAAAAGCCCAAATGATTGAAAACAAAAAGAAGGGTTTTAAATCAGACAACTACACCAACAATGATGCACTCAATTTCATATCAGACTATTCAGACTTGCTAATAAAAATTAGAAATCGTTTTGATATCCAGAAAAAAACAGAAAGACTAACCGGAGCAAAAAAACCTAGCAAAGCTATAGCTCCAGGAATGATCATTACGAACCACGTGTTCAAAGAGACAGTAAAGTTTGATAATGTTGTTGCTTCATATGACTTTTTAGGAATTCAATCAAACAAATCGTTGGTTACCTTTACCAAAGCGGGTTATGAAGAAAGAGCCAATATGGAAGCGAGCAGATTTTTTGATACGTCTAGATCATCAATATCTGAAGATCTAGCAGACTTGGACCCAGAAGACATGATGGCGATCCAAGATCTTGACTCCGCAAAAATGGGCTTTTTATCTCCGCTTAGTTTCAAGTTTAAATCAGAAAACAAAGACCTAACATCGTTACAAAACTTGGACTCAAATGGAATATCTCTAAACTTCATCTCTCACGTAACTGAAAAGCAGTCCGATCCAAAATTCTCATCGTCTGCTGTCCCTCGCAAAAAAAACATTAAAACAAAGCGGCCAAAATTCAAAAGAAGAAGATCATTTAAAAATAAACGAATTGGAAGAACAAAATTGAACTTCAAAAGAATTCCTTTTAAGATTAACAATTTAAAAGTCGAAGAATATCTTGAGGTAGCAAAATACCTTGGAGTCAATTCTGAGATGGTGAATGTTGAGACAAAATTAGATGAATCGGTTGTTGCACAAGAAACCCAGCAAGTTAAAACAAAACTAATAGCGACTCAAGGCATCAGCATTAAACGCGAAAAAATATCTTATGATCTACAATCAAAAAACAATATATTTGAAAAATTTAAATCATCTCCAAAATTTGATAGAAAGAAACTGAAAATGATGCCCATCCCAATTAAAGCGTTGATCAACTCTAGATCAACAGCAGCGAAAAATAATATCCTACAATCAGAGTCAGATATCCTTAAGGATTCTGAGACAAAAATATCAACAGAAATGATATTCCACACATCTCAGAAAGTAGAGTATCTTTCCGGATATGAAATGGACCTGAACGGAACACCGGATGTATCGCAACCAATATGGAGAGAAGTGGACCCTACGGCCCTCAGTAATAATAAACGACTTATGTGCAGGCTCAGATATGTTGAAATGCCTGAGTTGGATATCAAACCAGCAAAAGAACTTATGCTGTTAGCACAAAATTCTATATTCATAATCTCGGATGAAAACATCAATACACTAATGTCGATTGATTTAAATACAGAGCAAGATTTAGAGATACAGCAGAGCATGTCTGAAGCAGAAGAAATAGTGTTTGCCTCATCAAACCTTGTTAAGCAAAGCCAAGAAAGAAAATCAAACATGATTCTTTCAAGACAACAAATCAGCCAGCAGACACAACAATCTCTCTCTCCATCACCGCAGAGATCACCCCAGACAAATAGACAGCCAACCGGAGGAAGACCAAGTGCCCCAATTAGTAGTTATTGAGAACCAAAGAGATACAGGTTTACTTTCGTCTGGTGGAGGAACAGTGGTCACCCCTACTGGTGTATCGACAAGTCGCATCGAGGCACCAGCCCTCAAGCCGAAATATAACATAGAATTCGTCAGTAGTGAGATGAAGCAAGACGAACAATTACTTTATGAAGTAGCTGTAATTAAAGTCCGACCCGGCTCAGTTAAAGGTGATTTCTTTTCCTCAGTAGCTTCCGACTTTAGTTCTGCTGAAAATTCTAATCACTTCTTTAAACTACCAGAAATGGTAGACCTTTCGGCCACACAGACAGAGAGTTATTCGACAGCAAAATCTCAAGCATCTTACTCTTTTGAGACTGTCTTCAATTACATTTCTGAGGAATACGACAAGCTGCAGGTTGGTATATCCGAGTATAATTTGTACGCTCCAATCGATAAAGTATCAAAACAAGACTTTCTAAGCATTGCGAAGGGGAGTACTGATATCATAAACTTTGGTCGAGGAAACCAGATGAAAAATTATGTTATTGATCAAGGTGTTAAGCAGGGAAGTACAGATTTCCCTTATTACAATCACCTAAGGATCAATCAACGTATCGACAATGGCTTATCTAATTTCGCAACAAAGCTCGGAATTTTTGACGAGCTGTTACAAGACTACCTCTTTGGCGAGAAAAACATGGGGTCTTTTGATATCCAACAAAACAGAGAGGTATCGGAAGGGTCTCAAATTTCATTGTACAATCTATCATCATTCTTGAGTACTGATCGCGAGTTAGACATTGATAATTTCTTTACCTTGAGAGAGTCTGTGCGCCCTTCTAGGATGTCTTTGGACCTTCGCAAACACTTGATGAGGGGTTACATCAAAGACGCCTCTAGGTCTAAATTTAGAACTTATGAAGAGGTTCATAAAAACTTCGAGGCACACAAAGAGTTATTTTGCTATTCTGTTGCGAAGCACGATGGTAATATTCTAGATAGCACCTTGACTCAAACGTTGTACGCCCCTGCCCTACGAGAGTCTACGCCCGTCATAGATACTCAAGTCAAATACGGCAAGTCATACTCTTATAAAGTAGTAGGTCACTACATGATTGTGGGCAATACATATACATACAAAATCAAATCAGAATATAGAGACCCTAGCAATCAATATGTGGAAATCGAAGTTACAAATAGACCTAGCATTGTTATTGTTCCACTTGATGTTCTTACGAAGCAAATAAATGTAGTTCAAATGCCTCCAGTGTATCCTCAAGTATCTTTTAAAACTAAGAATGATTCGGGTAAGATGATATCGATGTATCTGTCTCCAACAAAAACAGAGATGCGAGCTCCATTCATAGCAGTCACTAGGGAAGATGGGTTGCAACTTGAAGCGATGCAACGATTACCAAATGGTCGAGACCTCGCTGGGAACTTTAAATTTAAGACCTATGGAGACCAAGGTTTATATGAAATATTTCGACTTGAAAATGCACCAATGTCCTACTCAGACTTTCGAGATGCAAAGATCGGAGAAATAAGCATGCCCTTTGAAACAACCGATGCAATCTTCAGAGATAATGTTGTGCCCAACAAGAAGTACTACTACATGTTCAGAACGGTCAACCAAAAAGGAATGGTCTCCAACCCAACAATGGTTTATGAAACCACCTTACTGGTTGACGCTGATGATTCAAAAATAGTAACAGATACATATCACTTTCCAAAACCTCGAGATAAGGAATCGGCTCTTGGTTTTAGAAAACTACTTAGAATTACACCAGCTGTTGAACACATCTTGCTCAACGAATCTCAACCAGTCTTGTTTGGAAAAAGAAGTTTAATTGGTACATTAGATAACCTAAATCTTGGGATAAGAGAGAAAGCAGTTTGGGGTCGTAAATTCAAAATTAGAATAAAATCGAAAACTTCGGGAAAAATGATAGACATTATTTTGAACGTTGATCTAACAAAAAACAAAACAGAGGAAGAATTCTAATAAATAAGCTATTTAGGTTCTAGAATCGTAGGAGAAAATTTAATGGGATTTTTGGATAATAGTGGAGACATCATTCTTGATGTAGTATTGACGGACCACGGTCGAATGTTATTGGCTAAAGGTGATGGTTCATTCCAAATCACAAAATTCGCATTGAGCGACGAAGAAATTGATTATTCACTATATGACAGAAATCACCTTAGTGGATCTGCTTATTATGATTTAGATATTCTTCAGACTCCAATCTTGGAAGCTTTCACTAACAACAGCTCAACAATGAAGACTCGTCTTCAAACTTACACAAACATGGAGCTTCTGTTCTTGCCTGTGTTGCGTTTGAACCAAGGAGTTAGTATTAATCAATTAGCAACTGCAACGGGTGTATCAGGATCTTTCGCAATACCAGTAAATGCTGAAACTGAGGACAACAATGGCTCAAGCGACCTGTTTGGTCTTGGTAGAAACACTGATGGCTCAATTAAACAAGGGTTCTTATTCGGAGAATCATTGATAGGCACTGTAATTAAGGTTGACCAAGGTCTTGATACAACAGAAATTTCTCCAAAGCGACGTTTAGATGATGAACTAAAAGAAACAAGCTACACAATTCAAATGGACAATCGTCTTTGTAAGTTGGTTGATACTCAAGGGACTCTTGCTACATTTGATTATTTAGATGATGATAACATCGCATACTACACCGTAGACCTCGGAGATACTTTTGTAACAGAAATCACTGACGACACAGTCAATTCTTCGCAAGTAATTCAAGGACCTCGAGGAACAAGTCTAGAGTTCAGACTTCAATCTTCAATGGATTTGAATACAAGCTCTTTCTTGTTTGAGCAATTGGGCGGACAAGTCGCCATAACTATGCAAAATAGTAGTCTAGATGCTGATGTAAAATTCATCGACTCAAACGTTCGAGTTGTTGGCGTAAAAACTGGTGTTATGATCGACATCCCAGTAAGATTCTTGAGAAAATAATAAGGGGAAACAAATGACTTTCAAACCACTAAACGAAAACGACACAGTAAACACTAGAACACTTCTTCACGAAGCAATTCCGCTTACGGGAGCAATTGTTAGTGGGACATACGGAGTAGACAACATTAAGACCTACTCTCATGGAATGTTTCAATCTGTATATGACTATCCATATCTCAGTTCTTCTGCGAACCATATCTTTGATATCACAGCAGGAATGCACGTAGATGGTACAATTACATCAGGTGATACTCAATTTTCTAAAAAGCGCAACATCTATAATCAAATGGCTCAAATCCTAATGGGATATGATGCGACCGGTTCAATCCGAAAGTTTGATGAAGATGGAGATATAGTAGGCACTAGCAACAAATTGGAAGAGTGTTTTATCATGCCTTTTTCTCGCTTGCTTGTGAAGGATGAGATCAAGAAAGAAACTTTCTCTATACAATTGGATGTAACAGACTATGCTGCAACAAATCAGCCATTCGGCGCAAATGATATAATTACAATTTCAGACCTTAGTGCGTCCACTGGGTATAAAACAAACTCTCCTGCTGGAGACTACGGAATTCTTTACGCAACGGCTTCAACTACGCTTCTGAATACGTCTTCAACACACAAAGAAACCTTTGACTCTGACGATTATTGGTATGCTGGTTTGATTTTTTATCAAGCAGGTATCATAGTTTTAACTGGATCTGTTTTCGGAACTCAGCTAACTAGTCCATTGGATGGTACCTCCAGCCCCAATGTCTTTTATAATGACGGATCGGCTCTGGGCATAGATGATGCTCTCACGGGATCTACGATCGATGTTATTGGAGAATCATTGCGTCACCGCATATTTAACATCGAGTTTAACAACACAACCGAACTGAACTCAACCGTATACTTCTGTCGTATCAACCACAACGAGTTTAACTACTCTTCGAACCCAACTTACGTAAGCGGCTCTAGAATCCAAGTTAAGACTCAAGCATCCGACGAGCCTCTAGCATATATCACAACAATCGGTCTATACAACGACAACAACGAGTTGTTGGCAACTGCTAAACTATCTGAACCACTGAAGAAATCAGCAAGTAACGAATTCACAATCCGCGCACGATTGGACTACTAATCGGAGGGCTTCTATGTCTTATTACGAACTAAAAGACAATGATGTCTTTGTTAACACCATAGAAGCAAATCCGAGCTACAAGTTCTATGTTCAAAGTGGTTCGGTCTACATCAACGATCAACAAGCGGTAGCCGGAGCTTACTCGAACAATATTCTTGGTGTACCCGAAGGGTTCATATCTTTGTACGAATACAATGTGAATCGTAATCCAGCTGACACACCTATCCATCCGTTCATTACAAAAGGTGGTCAAAGACAAAAGTTCAAGACAATGACCGATACAGAATTCAACACTCAGTTTGGCTATGGCGGAGATGTGATTACTGGATCGTATAACATGTCCTCTTCTGTAACAAGAATGTTGATAACGTCATCAGCAGAAACGAATTACAGAAAGCTTCGAGCCTTAAAGTCTGCATGCAACCACTACATGTTTTACTCTCAGAACTTTGACTTCGCTACTCATTACGAAGATGTTGCGACAACACCAGTCAACATGATCAATATTCCATCGATCTTTTACGGCAAGTGTTTGAAAAAGGGCACATTGTGTTTGAAGTATTACATCTCGGGAACCTTGGCCGCCACAGCAAGAGATCTTCGTAAAAACGGCGAACTAGTTCAAACTCAAGGGCCAACTACTGGTTCTGTGGTGGGAACCGTAATGTATAACGAGGGAATCATATTGCTGACTTCTTCGGCAACTATTGATTCGACCTCCTTGGCTTATGAAACCTCCACCAGTTCATCGTGGATTAGATATGGATACGGAATGAATGATGGAAACACCATCGGAACAACAACTCTCTCTGCTTCGTTTGCATTAGAGTTTGACTCGATATCTCAGGTGCAAAACATGACTGTACTTGCTAAAGCCCCATATGGAGAACTTAATCACTCCAACAATCCGACTTATCTTAAATACACAGGGCAAGAGCCTGTGACCACCACAAACACATATCAATTCATTGAATCAAATAGAGAAATCAAGAATGTTGTACCAGCAGCGCAAACTGATGAGGATCCTCCATTTCAAAAAGAAACGTACATATCAAAGATCTGCATCTACGATAAGAACAAGAGACTCGTTGGAGTATGCAAGTTGGCGACACCAATAAGAAAAACAGAAGTCAACGAATATTTATTTAAAATGAAATTAGATTTGTGAAACCCTAAAATATATGTTATAATATAAAAAAGGAGTTTATATGATATTAGGATTAGATGTTTCAACCAGCAGAGTTGGTTGGGCTATTATTAACGACAATCAAGAGCTTATTGACTCGGGCTTCTACAAAACAAAAGCAAAGACACCATTGGAAGAAAGAGCAACAGCTCTCAAAGATAATGTTCTTGTGCCGATCACAACCATTCACAATATCACCGAGATCAGAATCGAAGAGCCATTCTCAATGTTCTCCGGTGGTAAAACAACGGCAAAAACCATGAGCTCCCTACAGCGTTTTAACGGCATGGTTTCTCTTATAGCACACCAACTACTTGGAGAACCTCCAACGCTCGTAGGAGCCACCACAGCGCGTTCTAGATGCGGAATTAAAGTACCAAGAGGAACAAAAGCAAAAGTTGTTGTACTCGCGTGGGTTGACGACAAGTTTGACAACTTCATCATGGAACATACGAGACACGGAAACCCAAAGCCTGGACTCGATGATGAAGCTGATGCGATTGTGGTCGCTCTTTCCCATTTTGATTTGAGAGACTAATTAATAAGTCACCGAGGATCCTATCATGAAATTAACTGAGTCTAAGCTAAAAAAAATAATCTTAGAAATGATGAGCAAACGAGAAAAAGCAGAAAAAATATTTTCTTTAATAAAGAAATACATTTATTCTGATGAGAACGTAGATTTTTACAATCAAGCTGTCTCTCTGACGGCTGGTGCGAACTTAGTTAATGAAGTCTTAGAGATTTATGATGAGTTTATATTTAGAGAAATGTACTCACCAGAATTTTACTACGGCCCTGCTGGACTCTCCAGTCATTTAGATATGTCCAGAATTTATGATGAATATGTAAGAGGCCGCGACCAGTTCTATAAAGATGTGGCGAGAGAAATAAGTTTATCGGCAAGACAAAAATGAAACTAACAGAATCAAAATTAAAACAGATGATTATGGAAGTCCTTAGTGAAGGATGGCGGGATACTTATTGGTCAACTGAAGATGGAATAAAAGTCACGATTGGAGAGATTGATGACTATCTTGGTTCGTCAACCATAGATATTGATCCTGTAAAAATTAAAAATCAAGTTTTGAAAAGTCGAGGTAAAGACAGTCTCCCGGTTGGACCAGGTATTACAAGCCAAGAAAGAGTCGACAAAGCTAATTTAAAATTTCCAATCATCACCGCAATGAAGGATGGACAATATACATATGTTCTGGACGGCAATCACAGACTTCAAAAAGCAGTTGAGCTCGATAAGCCACTAAAGGCAAAAGTTTTAAACTTAGATGATCCAAAAACACCAGAAAAATATAGGGAACTATTTGGATGAATCTAACAGAACCAAAAATACTTCAAGAAGTTGCAAAGGTTCCCAAAGATATACAAAAGAAATGACCGTGCTCGATCAAATCCGAGACCAATTAATTTGGGAAATTTAACACTTTTTACTTGACAAACATAACTCAACGTGTTACATTATAAATACACGGAGGATATATGCAATATACAGTTTTAATTCCGGGTGGATTCAAGCCACCCCACAAAGGTCACTACGACTATATTAAGTTTTATCTAGACAACCCTGACGTTGAGCGAGTGATTATGTTCTGCGGAGATAAAGATCGCGATGGCGTGACTTTAGAGCACACTGAAAATGTTCTTGAGATTTATGGTCTACTATCCCATCCAAAGATGGACTACAGACGTGCGATGGTACGAGAAGGCAGAAATAAGAATTACACGAACCCACTCGCCGATTGTTTTGATTGGGGTGACGAAAACACGGATATTAAATTCGGGCTTGGCTGTTCCGAAAAGGATGCCGGCTACCAAACATCTTTTGGAGATTACTTTTATGGAAACGATAACTATATTATTGCGCCTGTATTCAAAATGATCGACGACATCTCGGCAACTCAGTTTAGACAAGCATTGCGAAATGGAGATTCAATCAAAAAGTTTTTACCTGATCATGTTAGCGAAGAAGATATCAACATACTATTTAAATCATAGTCGCTATACACTGGAGGTTGGCAAATGAAACTATCAAGAAGCACATTAAAAAGAATAATTAAAGAAGAACTAGAGAATATCACAGAGAAAGAAGAGAAACTAGATCACAAAAAAGCTAAAGAAATGGCTTCTAACCCCGATGCAATTCAACAAGCAGTTTTTGATACACTTGATAAAGACCCAGAAGTTCAAAAAATGATTGGTGAGATGAACGAGGGAAAAGACCCTTTTGAAGGATTTCCCGTAGCGACAACATACGCCGCAACCATGTCCCCAGTTACAGCACTCGCTTCTGGACCACTCGCTGCGAAAGTTGCTGGTATTCTTGGTGTATCTCTTGCTGGTATTCCAGCTGCGGCAGGCGTCGGCTTGATGGCTGGTACTGCAGCGGCAACAATTGCTCTTGCATATCTTTACGACAAGAAAAAAGGAAACTTCGGCGATAAAAAATGAAACTATCAAAAGAATTATTGAGACGAATAATCAAAGAAGAATTGGAAGCCGTAATGAATGAAGGTGACCGTCGCTTTAGAAGTAAATATGATATAAACCCAAAGGATTATTCCGCACCAAATCTTCATCCATCAGATAAGCGTGAAGCACCAGATTTTTCCACCCCAGATATGCAGATGAAAATGGCGATTGGTGATATCTTAATGTTTGACGCTGGTCTTAGTATCTCACAGAGTGGAGTTATAACAAAAGAGATCGTAAAAAAAATCCAAGAACCAGAATTTGATCTTACAGATTATTTAACTAGCACAATAGGAATCTCAGCTGCACAAGCACCAGAAATAGCAGAAAAGATTATGATGGAAATAAGCAAATAAAACTTTTTACTTGACAGACCTTCTGTGACGTGTTATATTATAAACAGGAGGACATTATGATCGAGGACAAAAGAAAAATTGTGACCCAAGTTCTTGGGTCTTATCATCAAAAGGGCGATGAGCATTTATATCACTGCCCTTATTGCGGACATCACAAAAAGAAGATGTCGATCAACTTTGCAAATGGTTATTACAAATGCTGGATTTGCGATGAAAGAGGAAAGAATATTTACCGAATTGTAAGAAAGTTCGGCACATACCAGCAACGACAAAAGTATCTTGAATTACAAGGCAGACTTGATCTTAATGAGTTCGACGACCTCTTCAAAGAACTTAATAACGAAGAAGAGAAACAACAAATAGATTTACCTGAAGAGTTCATCTCGCTATGCAATAAAGACTTACCGATGGACACAACGGACGCATTTCGCTATCTATCGTCTCGCGGCATTGGTCGTCGAGAGATTCTCAAATGGAAAATAGGCTATTGCAAGGAGGGACGCTATGCCGGAAGAATTATTATACCGTCGTTTGACGTGGAAGGAGATTGCAATTACTTCATTGCTCGCAGCTTTGTTGGGCATCAGCGTAGGTACCTCAACCCTCCAGCGAACCGTGATATCGTTTTTAACGAACTAATGATCGATTGGGATGAACCTGTTGTGCTTGTAGAAGGCGTCTTCGATGCAATCGCAGCCGGAGGCAATGCAATCCCTATCCTTGGATCAACCCTGCGAGAACGCTCTCGTTTGTTCCAAGCCATCGCTATGCACGATACACCGGTCTACATGGCTCTTGATGGAGACGCCGAGAAGAAAGCAGAGTGGATTATAAAGTCCATGCTGAAGTATGACCTTGAAGTGTTCAAAGTACCAATCGAAGATGCAGATGTTTCAGAAATAGGAGCAAGAGAGTTTAAAGACAAACTACTTAGTTCTAGACAAATAAAGAATGAAATGTATTTCTTCGAACAAATGCTGGGGAACTTATAATGAAACTTACAGAAGCAAAACTAAAACAAATGATATTGGACGAAATAAAATCTAATCTATCGATCGAAGATCAAGATGAACTGCTAGCAGATATTGAACTAGTTCGTAAAGTTTCTGCGGAACTTGATAAAATTAGGAAAGAAGAAGATGAAATCTATGCAAGCGGTGAAGCTGAACGGCTTTCCGATTATAATAATAGAGAGCAGGCTAAAGCAGAGAGAGATCGTATAATCGATGGCATCGCAAAAAAATATGGTATAAGATTCTACAGGTACGGTCAGCCTGGTAATAAATATTTAATAGATCTATTGAAAAAGAAGTTTCGGAGAACAAGCCTGTAAAATTAACATAAAACACTGGTGACCCCGTTGCTTTCCAAAATTTTATTAAAAAGTTTATAATTTAACTTGACAAACGTTCCAAGACATGTTATAATATGTATATAACGCTTGGAGGACATATGGGCGGAAATATTTTTAAGGATGAAGCAACTCGCATCCCGAAAGACAGAGTTGCACCAACATTTGAAGCATACAAAGAGCTTCTTAAGAAAACTTTCCCAATGAAACAAGGGTCGTTTGATTTCTTTGAAACGGTAGGATCAGCAGGAGTCACATCTGACTCTGGTGATATAGACATAGCAATTGATTGTAGTCACATTATCCGTCATTTTACAAAAGATCAAGTAGAAAAGTGGGGCATTGATTACGATCAGTGGGAGGCACGCTACAAAAAGATAAGCAAAAGATCACGTACCGCCACAAAAAGAATGTGCAAGATGCGGGCATTGCTAGAAGAAATATCAGAGATATTAAGTAAAACGGTAGTCAAAGTAGGGGGTCAAGTCACAGCGGGTAATATATTTACCTGCTTTCCCCAACACGATGAATCTGGGCAGACTAGTGACTACGTTCAAATTGATTGGATGGTCGGCAACATTGAGTGGCTTCGCTGGAGTTATTACTCCCATGGCGAAGACTACCTCAAAGGCCTTCATCGAACTCAGTTCCTTGTTGCCGCATTTTCAGAAATTGGCTACACTTTTAATCACTTTTGTGGTATAAAAAAGAAAAACACCAAAGAATGGACAATAACGGATCCCGAGGATGCCCTACAACTGCTTTCAGAACACTACGGAATGGTAAAACATAGCCAAACCCAAACGTTCTCTCAGCTTCATTCTTGGCTTCTCAATACTAATTCAGGCCTTTATTTTAAGGTTATAGATAGATACAGAGGAATACTGCGTGTACAAAAACAAATTATTCCAAATGTGTTGACCCACACTATTTAAAATGAATGGGGGTATAGCTCAGTTGGGAGAGCACTTGCTTTGCACGCAAGGGGTCAGGAGTTCGACTCTCCTTACCTCCACCAATTCCCTACTTCGGTAGGGTTTTTTTATTTGAGGTATATATGTTATCAATAGATCTTCACGGATTGCGACATGAGGACGCTAAACACAAACTTGAACTATTTATTAATGAACATTGGGGCAGACAATTTCTTGTTGTGACTGGGCATTCCCCGCCAATGAGAGAGATTGTTTTTAAGCTAGCACTGGAATACAGCTTAACATATTATCATGAGCCTCTGGGAACCAGTATAATAATTCAGCCACACTAGGAGAAAATATGTTGCTATCACTTTTATTATTTGCATGCGGTGGAGACATCGGAATCAGAACTGTTGATAAAGTTCAAACCGAAGACACAGCTTACCAAATCATCGACACAGCAACACCTGAACCAGCTGACGAGCCATCGACCGAAACTTCTACCGAGCCATCTGGAGAACCTGCCTCTGAGCCAAGTGACGAGCCATCTAGCGAACCTATAAACGGAACTGTCGGGCTTGTAAACTTTAATCTTGAACAAGTTGCTTGTCAAGCGTGCATGGGCGTGAGCCAAGAGATTACAATTCAGTTTGATGCAAAGTTTCATGAGAAAATAAACGAGACTCACCCAACATGGTTTCCACCTGCAGGACAATGCACAACAAACACAAACCCTCTGCAAATCAATGTTTCAACAAAAAATGTAGGGCAATCATTAAGTATTATGGGTAACCCTAATTCATTCACAGCTTTTAACAATGGAATGAATACTTACACAGGATTTATTCAAGAATATCAATATGATCGAGATACCAATATGCGTGTCCAAGTGCAAGACGGATCAGCATTTCAGTTTCGCTCAATTCACGGTTTTGACTTTGTAGAGCCATACGAAATGCGTTATGTAGATATTTCGTATGCCTTCGCAGCAGTAGTATCTAAATCCGGAACTGTATTTCAGTGGGGGCCTGCTGGAGGACCTGATCTATTTAATATCACAATTGCAACATATTCACCAGACGGAAGTCAACTGCTTGGTGCGATATCCTGCTCCACAACAGACAGTGGTTATTTTGTGTTTGATGGATCATACTTTCAATCATATCCTACTTGGTCGTTGACTGCGATTCACATGACGAGATTTTCACAACAGAGAGTTCCATATGAAGGCATGAATGGCTATGTTGATGTGCAATTGGAATGGTCTGTCGTTGGAACTGGACATATTGAGTAGCTTCCGCTTGAGCCGACACTAGTTACTAGTGGAGGGTATCATGTGAACGAGATCGGAGTTGGCTCCCTAGTTATTTTTCTTGAAGATTTTATGAGCGAATCTATTCCAAATGTTGGTATTGTTCTAAGCATAATTTCGTTTGACGAGTTAGTCGGAGAGGAACTTGGTAAAGGTATCACATGGTACTCCGTTATGTTCGGAGAAGTTGATATTGTTGTATCATCGGAGATGGTTATTTTACTAAATTGACTTGACAAGCATCCACTAACATGTTATATTATATTATACATTGGAGGATGAAATGAACAAATTTATTGATGAAGGTGTAAAAGCCGGATATGATTTTATTATTATAGAACCACAAGAGGGCTACAATGAAGCAATTGTAGCTTTTGATAGAGGCAGACTTGTATATGATACAGAAAAACTTATGGACGCCATGAGAAAGTATCACCATTGGGAGTACGGAACTGCTATAACGTGGTTTGAATACAACACTCTTTCCCTCACACATATGGAGGGCGGACCACTATTTTTTGAACCAGAGGAGAAATATTACTTGACTCATAAAGACAAACCTGTTACATTAGAAGTACGCAAGAAAATCATGGAGGACAAATGAAAAGAATTGCACATATATCAGATACACACATTAGAAACCTTAAATACCATGACGAATACCGACATGTGTTTAATGAGATATACGATAGCCTAAAGCAAGAGCAACCAGACTATATTGTACACACTGGTGATCTCGCACATACAAAGACGCAACTGTCCCCGGAATATTTTGAGATGGCCTCAAACTTCTTAAAGTCTCTCGCAGATATTGCACCAACAATTATGATCTTGGGTAACCACGACGGCAACCTCAAGAACGGTGACCGTCAAGACGCAGTCACACCTGTCGTAGATGCACTACAGCACCCTAACTTTACTTTGCTAAAGAACTCTGGAGAGTACTCACCTGAGCCAGGCTTGACCTTTAATGTACTATCTGTGTTCGACAGAAGTAACTGGCAAAAGCCATCAGACAATACTGTTATCAATATCGCTTTGTATCATGGTGCGATCCAAGGCTCTCTTGTAGGTTCTGACTTCTCTCTTGACCACGGGGAAGATGATGCATCTATCTTTGGAGACTTTGACTACGCTATGCTCGGTGATATTCACAGAACGCAATATCTAGATAAAGAACAGAGAGTATGGTATGCAGGATCTACTGTTCAGCAGAACTTTGGAGAGAGCGAACTCAAAGGATATCTCATTTGGAACATCCACACGAAAGACAAACATAATGTTGAAAAGCGTTTATTCAGATCTCCACGTCCATTTATTACAGTAAACTTGAATCAAGACGGGACACTACCAAAACGTCAGGTTCCTCGAGGCTCTCGTCTTAGACTTGTGTCCAATTATAACTTGCCGGTTGCAAAGCTAAAACGGGCATGCGACTATGCTCAAGTTAAGTGGAGCCCCTATACTGTTAGTTTTGTTAATAAAGCTGCCCACAGCTCTCTCAGCGGCTCTGGCGGGGGCAATGGTAAGTCTATCAACATGCGAGATGAAAAGAACCAAGAAAAATTCTTGCTTGATTTTTTAAAGAACAAAGAGATCGAACAAGAAATCAAAGACAGAGTTTTAGAACTGTCTCGCGATTATCTCAAGAAAGTGTCCAACGGAAACGAGGTTTCTCGCAACGTTTTATGGGATATACGTAAAATGACTTGGAACAATCTATTTAACTACGGAAAGGGCAACTCTATTGATTTCACAAAGATCAATGGTCTTGTGGGTATCTTTGGTAAGAATTACTCTGGTAAGTCTTCAATCATTGACGCTGCATTGTTTGGTCTTTTCAACACGACATCCAAAGGAGAAAGGAAGAATGTCCATATCATCAATCAAAACAAAGAAAGAGCTTCTTGTCGCCTCGAGATCGCTGTCGGCGATGATGTTTATAAAATTGCTAGAAGCCTCGAGAAAACAACCACAAAGTCTAAAGGCAGAGAAGTCCAATCAGCGAAAACTGACCTAGACTTTACAAAGTACAACTTCGGAACACAAGCGGAGTCCAAGAACGGAGATACCCGTAACAAGACAGATGAGAATATTCGTAAGACTTTTGGGTCTCTCGAAGACTTCATGATGACTTCGCTTGCTGCTCAGAATGATTCTTTTGGTTTCGTTAACGAAGGTTCGACGAAGCGTAAGGAGATTCTCGCAAAATTCCTCGACCTACAAATCTTTGATCAAATGCATAAACTTGCAAAGTCTGATTCATCAGAGATGCGAGGAGTTATCAAACACCTCAACTCTGTTGATTGGGAAAAGAAACTTGCGAGAGCCAAGGCTGAGTTTGAAGAGATTGTCGAGGATATCACAGAGAAACAGTCTCTCTGCGAAAAACACAAGAGTAGATTGTCCGAACTTAAAGACGAGCAACGTCTTATACAAGACCAAGTAGAAGCAGCATCACAAAAAGAGATTGATGTAGATGATATTAAATCATTGCTTTCAAAGGCTCGTAAATCGCTCTCAAGCAATTCTAAAGAGATGGGTAGACTATCTACCGAGATTGCTACTAAACGCTCTAGAATTGAAAATTTGACGCTTAGATTACCATCTTTACTTGAAGAGTCAACAACTGCTCGAGAGGAACTTGATGCTTTGGAGATTATTAAATCAAAGCTGAAAGAAACTCAAAAGTCCGTCGACAAAGCAAAGCGAGAGAAGTCCAGGCTTCAATCCAAGATCGATATGCTTCATGACCACGAGTACGACCCAAACTGTAGATTCTGTTGCGACAACGAGTTTGTAAAGAAAGCTGAAGAAGCAAAGGTTACAATCGTTGAGGTAAACGAACAAATCGACACCCTCAATGCTCAAGTACTTGATCTCAAAATGAAAGCATCGTTAATTAACGAAGTCTACTCTGAAGCAGTTGTTCGAGACTACGAAGTTCAGCGAGATGCCCTTGCTAAAGAACAATCTGAAGTTCGCAACATGTCCCTACAGTGGGAGAACTGCGAAGGCAAAGTGTCTCTGATGGAACGACGTATCCAAGATTACGAAGCAGACATCGCATACTACAACGAGAATATTGAAGCGTATGAAAATCTTACTTCATTGCGTCGAGACCTTCAGGCAATCAACAAAACTGTGTCGCTCAAAGAGGTGGAGATCAAGAAGTGCGAAGCAAAAGTTCTTGAGTTCATGTCGGAGAAAGGTTCTGCTAAGAGAACAATTGAAGAAGCCCAAGAGCGTATACAGCAAATCAAAGCAGCAGAGAGAGACTACATAGCGTATGACTTATTTGTGCAAGCAACCCATGCTAATGGTATCTCGTATGAGGTAATTAAGTCAATGATGCCCGTCATCAATGCAGAGATACAAAAGATCCTTTCTTCTATTGTTGACTTTGAAGTTTTCTTCGATAATGATGGAGACAAGTTAGAAGTTTACTTACAACACCCGAAGTATGATCCTAGACCTTTATCTATGGGATCTGGTGCTGAGAAAACAATTGCATCAATGGCTATCCGCCTTGCTCTCATTTCTGTATCATCACTACCTAAACCATCATGGTTTATTCTCGATGAACCAGCAACGGCACTAGATGCAGAGCACATGGAAGGGTTTACTAGGCTGTTGCAAATGATCAAAGCGCAATTTAAGACTGTGTTGCTCATCACTCACCTCGACTCTCTGAAGGATGTTGTAGATACTACCATCGAGATCGACAAAGTTGATGGATATGCAAATGTTAAATTGTAGATAGTTGAACTATTTAGAGCATTCTTTTGGAGGATTTATTATGGAAAACGAAGACAAAGGAATGCTCGATGCTGTTCAAGAGAAGCTTATCTCTCGAAAGCTTTTGGTATTCGCCGTAGCAACTGCTTTGATGTATTTCTCTGATTTAAGCTCAGATACATGGGGTATGATCGCTATAACATACATTGGCGGACAAACTGCTATTGATTTCGCCAAAGCTTGGAGGAACGGATAATGTGGGGGTGGATCAAAGACAAGTGGGAACTCATCGCTTCTGGCTTTGTAGTTCTGACGGTTTTTATTCTTGGACGCAAAAGCAAAGAGAAGCAAGTTGAAATTGCTGAAGCATCAGCTGAGGCGAAAGAAAAAGAAATTGAAGTTATCAAAAAGATAGCAGGACAAGAAAGGCTAAATAAAGCACTTGCTAGAAAAAAATATTCAGAATCAAAATTGGCCTTGATAAAACAAAGAGCTACCGCTCAAAGCGACCTAGAGAAACAAACAATCGAAAGAAAACTTGAATTGATTGAGGTGGCTAAAGAAAACCCTGATGAGATCGACAAGATCTTAATGGAAGAGTTTAACATCGCGAGGCTAAAATGATTTGGCTTCTCACCGCACTATCACTTGCTGAGCCGCTTATGACTCCTTTAGACAAAGGAGAGGTGGCTCCTTTTGCTGGTAGATTATTCAACGAAGAGGCTGTTGTATCGATAATTACTATGAAAGAGTACGCTGAAGAGCAATGTACGATCAACTCCGCTTTGGACTTTTCTCTCCAACTTGCGGAAAAACAGCATCAAATTGACTATTTAGATATTGAAAAGCAAGCTTTGCAAGCAAAGTATGATGCTATGATCGATATCAAAAACGAAGAGATTGAGGTTCTTAGACGAAACTCAAATACCAAAAGACAGACATGGGTTTTCTTTGGAGGTTTTGTCTTGGGAACATCAGCATCATTGCTTACATATTATGCTGTTAATGAAATACAGGTAACGACTCATGATTAAAATAAAAATCATAAAAGCAGTAAAAAAGATTGTGAAGATGGCTTGTCCAGCGGCCACTAAAAACTTAAAACTAAATACCAAAAATAGAAACGCTGCGATTAAAGCTGAAGAGATCCAGTATGGACCGTTAAATGTCGATGAGCCCGGAGATTATTGGAAAGACATTGCTGATTTTTGGAACACAAGCGAAAAGGCGGCTAAGAAATCAAACTGCAGTAATTGCACTGCTTTCGACATAAGCCCTAGAATGGATGCTTGTATGCCGGGTGTGACTTCTGATAAAGATGGTCGACTTGGATATTGTTGGATGCATAATTTCAAATGCCACAGTGCTCGAGCATGTAGAACTTGGGCAAAAGGTGGACCAATTAAAGAAGACAAAATTTCTTATGAATGGCAGGAAAGGGGTGAAAGTGAGTAAAGATCCAAATTACGCTGTAAAGGTTGAAAAGGCAATTGCCGATAAATATGGAAAAGAAACAATTGTTAATCCCAAGTCACAATGGGATGATGATAAAGAAAAGAAATATCTTGAAGAGCTTAAGTCGAACTACCGGTACAACAAAACCGAAAGTGAGAAAGAAGACCTCGACGGTGTTTTAATATCAAAAGAACTACTTAATAGAGAATCGAAGCGTTCATGCCCAGTTTGTAACACTTACTCATTTAAGTCGCGTGATGATTTATATATGACTAAATTTGAGTGTTGCTTTAATTGTTACATACAATGGGTAGAAGGTCGAGAAGCAAGATGGAAAAATGGATGGAGACCAAAACCATGAAACTTACAAAAGAAACATTAAAACAAATCATCAAAGAAGAACTTAACGCAATCATGTCCGAACAGTCAACCGGCTTTGTACAAGCGACACCGATGCGTGGTATGATGAAGTATCAGCCCGAAATGGAAGAAGGTGGTTACGGCGAGCCATATATCGCAGAATTTCTTGAATACAATCTCGAAGTGTCGACTGGTTTCCTAAGAGGTAAACTCACAGGACGCATTGCTCCAATTATTGCGATTATCAGCTTTCAAAAAGCAAAAGAATCCGGAGACCAAGAAGCGATGGAGCGTCAAGCAGAAAACGCAATGAACGCTTGGAGTCATGAGCTAAACATGAAAGAAGATCCGGAAAAACAAGAATCGTTTAAGCAAGGATTATTAACCGGATCTATAAACTTCCAAGTAAACCAAGAAATATTCCGATATAGACAAAGCAAAAAAAGACGTTGATTAAAATAGGGGCCAAACAAATGAGTAAAGAAACATTAGAAATTATTGAAGGACTCGCACAAGCTGCTGCTAACGGATCATACGACGGTGGGCAGCACATGGAGAACTATTCCCTAGATGGACAGATCCGTAATATAGGTCTTAAGAGAGAAGAAGGTATCCCTCTTCTCGATAAGCGTTGCATTGATGGATTTAAGGTTAAGTTCTACGGAGACTCTATGATAATTAATTATCAATCTGATGTTATGATGCGAAATTTGAAAGACAATGGCTTTGAAAATGATATTGTACGCACTATCAATGAAGTAAAGAAGTTCTTGCAAAAAGAATACAAAGCTGTAACAGGCAAGTCTGTATCTCTGACTGCTAAAGGTGATCCACAAATTATCGTACAAACAACTTCTCGTGTTCGAACATTTGTTCAAGCGTATCAACACTACAAGATTGGCGGACTTAATATGGACCAGATCGGCGCTCCTTCTGGAGATATCACTCGAGATATTACAAAAAAGTTTTTGGAGACAGCAAAAGCAAAGCGTCCACAAAACGAATACATTAAGGCATCAGACAATCAAAAGAAATAGGGGAGTAAATGAAACTCACCAAAAACGAAATTGTTAAAGAACTTGTAAAGTGCGGAAAAGACCCTCAATACTTTATCGACAATTATTGCAAGATCTCGCACCCCATGCATGGTCAAATTCCGTTTAAGACTTACGACTACCAAAGGGAGATGCTCAAGAACTTTAACGATTATCGATTTAATGTAATTTTGAAAGCAAGGCAGCTCGGGATCTCAACCATCTCGGCTGCTTATGTTGCTTGGTTCATGTTGTTTCATCGAGAAAAGAACGTTCTCGTAATCGCAACCAAACTATCCACAGCAACAAACCTTGTGAAGAAAGTAAAAATGATCTTTAAAAACCTCCCACAGTGGATGTTGATTGCAAAGATCTCTGTTGATAACAAGCAGTCATTTGAACTTACAAACGGCTCTCAAGTAAAAGCTGGGACGACATCAGGAGATGCTGGTCGTTCGGAAGCTTTATCGTTGCTCATTATAGACGAGGCAGCGTTCGTTGACGGCCTTGATGAGCTTTGGACAGGTCTTTACCCTACTTTGTCTACAGGGGGCCGCTGTATCGCTCTCAGCACCCCTAACGGCGTTGGAAATTGGTTCCACAAAACCTACACCGAATCTGAGAACTCGATGAACGATTTTTTTCCAACAAAACTAAATTGGGATGTCCACCCAGACCGTGACCAAGAATGGTACGAAAAAGAAACTAGAAACATGTCCAAACGACAGATCGCACAGGAGCTGGAGTGTTCCTTTAACGCGTCTGGTGAGACAGTGATAAATCCCGCTGACTTACAAAGGTTACATGAGTGTGTAACAGATCCGCTATACAGAACAGGATATGATAGAAACTATTGGATCTGGGAGAAGTATGAAGAAGGAGTGCCTTATCTTCTTGTAGCTGATGTTGCTCGAGGTGACGGTGCAGACTTTAGTTGTTTCCACGTACTGAGGATTGATACGATGACCGTAGTTGCTGAATACCAAGGCAAACCAGATCTCGACATGTATGCTGGGATATTGTACTCTGCTGGTAATGAATATGGGTCGTGCCTTTTAGTCGTAGAGAACAACGGCATTGGTATTGCTGTGCTAGAGAAACTAAAAGAATTGAACTACAGCAAGATCTACTACTCAATCAAATCAACTCATGAGTATGTAGAGTCATATCTAGCCGAAGGCGACGCCAGAGCCGTATTGGGCTTCACAACGTCAACAAAGACAAGACCGCTAATTGTAGCCAAATTGGAGGAGTACGTTAGAAACAAACTAATTAATATACACTCTAACCGTGTTTTTCATGAACTAAAAACTTTTATTTGGCACAACGGCAAGCCACAAGCAATGCGATCTTACAATGACGATTTGGTTATGTCCCTAGCTATAGCATGCTGGGTTCGCGACACAGCCCTCTCGGAAAACGAAAGAGACATGGCTTACAAGAAGGCGATGCTAGGTGGATTGATGAAGTCGACAACAACGATGAATACTCAAATCAAAGGTCAAAAGTTTTACAATGAAACGTTCTACGAAAAGCACGAGGAGGAAATAAAGAAGACAAAAGAATTCTTCTGGATATACAAAGGATAGAAAATGGCCCGCAACGATAGAAACCCCAATAACAATCAAAATGATTTATTTAAAGCTTTAACAAGAATGTTCTCGGGGCCACTCACCCAACGACGAACACAGTCGGGACGACAACTGAGACGCCGGCACCTTGATATTTACGCCAAAAGATTTAAGTCAGCATCGGGCAAGCAGTTTAAGAAAACTGAATACAACCCAATGAACATTATGACTCTGAATATGATTTCTAATAGAAATCGTTCAGAACGATATGTTGACTTTGACCAAATGGAATTTACACCAGAGATCGCATCATCTCTAGACATTTATGCAGACGAGATGACGACCCATTCATCATTGACTCCAATGCTTCACATCAAGTGCCCGAATGATGAAATCAAGTACATGCTTCATTCCCTATATTATAACACTATGAATATCGAGCACAACTTGTTTGGCTGGGCAAGAACAATGTGTAAATACGGAGATATGTTTTTATATCTAGATATTGATGAAGAGAAAGGTTTGCAAAACTGCATTGGCCTACCTCCACAAGAAGTCGAAAGACTCGAAGGAGAAGATCCTACAAATCCAAACTATGTGCAATTTCAATGGAACAATGCTGGTCTTACTTTGGAGAACTGGCAAATCGCACACTTTCGTGTTCTTGGACACGACAAACATGCTCCATACGGAACGTCCGTTTTAGAGCCCTCTAGACGTATCTGGAGACAACTTACACTGCTTGAAGATGCAATGATGGCTTACCGAATTGTAAGAGCCCCAGAACGCCGTATATTTAAGATTGACGTTGGCGGTGTTGCGCCACAAGATGTCGAACAGTACATGCAAAAGATCATGACTCAAATGAAGCGGCACCAAGTTGTTGATCCACAAACCGGTCGTGTGGACTTGCGTTATAACCCGCTATCAATTGAAGAAGATTACTTTATTCCTATTAGAGGCGGACAGTCTTCCACAGACATCGTGAACCTCCAAGGTGGTGCAATGACTGCGACGATCGAAGATGTAAAGTACCTTCGAGACAAACTGTTCTCTGCTTTGAAAGTTCCACAGTCATATCTGTCGATGGGCGAAGGATCTGGTACCGAGGACAAGACAACGTTGGCGCAGAAAGACATTAGATTCGCAAGAACCATTCAAAGACTTCAACGAGTCATTCTATCAGAGCTTGAGAAGATTGGTATTATTCATCTGTACACTTTAGGATATCGAGGAGACGACCTGTTGAACTTCAAACTATCTTTGAATAATCCGTCTAAGATCGCAGAGATGCAAGAGCTAGAGCATTGGAAGACCAAGTTCGACATTGCTGGTGCTGCTACTGAGGGATTTTTCTCTCGTCGTTGGATCACAGAGAATCTTCTTGGTTTGTCTCAAGATGAATATCTCAGGATGCAACGCGAAATGTTCTCCGATAAGAAGTTTATGGCTGCACTGGAAGCCGCTAGTCAAGCTCCTGCTGAAGGTGGAGGTGATGCTGGTGGAGGCCTTGGAGGTGACCTTGGAGGCGGTGACCTTGGAGGAGATCTTGGCGGTGGAGACTTGGGTGGCGATCTAGGTGGAGACCTTGGAGGGGATGATGCTGGTGGTGATACCGGAGGCGGTGGTGATACGGGCGGAGGCGCTGATGCAGACGAAGGTGATCTCTTGGCTGAACCTCCTGCGAAGCGTGATGATAACAAAAAACCTCGAGGACCATACAAGAAACACAAGATTACATACCGTAAAGGTGGTTTCTCAAAGCAAATGAAGAATCAAGCATTCGGTGGAGAAGTTCGAGGATCAACATCTAGAACCACATTTCCAGGCAAAGTAGGTTTCGGTGGATTGGATTCGCTAGCTCGAGGAGTGTTTGAAGGCGATGTGAAAGAAGAAGAGAAACTATTTAGCATTGACGCAGAAATCAAAACTTTGCTAGAATCACTAAACAAAAAGGAGGAGTCCGATGAAACTTAAAAAAGAAACACTAGAAAGGATTATTAAACAAGAACTCAATGCTGTTTTGAGTGAATCTAGATTATTAGACCGATATTCAAAAGACAAAGAAGAAAAGTTTAGGCAATATCTACGAGACATGGGTAAGGATCCGGACGAGATAATTGATACACTCGGCCCTGCGCAAGCTGACGTGATGAGACAAACTCTTGTTGGGAACTTCCCCAAATCTATGGACGACATGCCCAATACAATTCAATATTCGTGGGAGCCAGACTCTCCAGACTCTCTTTCTGGGACAATAGGTCTTTATGGATTTGTTCCCGAGACGCAGGAAACAGAATTTTTAACTGCGTATAAAATAAAAAACCTTGAAGATGAATTAAAAAAATTGAGAAAACAACATTCTAAAGCAGGAAAAGACGCAATCTTAACACCGCTGAATCGAGGTTTACCAAAAATGTCGGGACCGAAGGGCGCCCGTCGCCGTGGTGGAGAGCAGATTCTCAAACTGCTAAAGATTATGGGTGAACGCAAAAAGCCATCTGGTTTACACGCTACACCAACAGGAAAAGTTGAAAAACGAGACCATGGGGCATTTGGTGTAGGGTATGATATTGAATTCAAATGGAGCGACGGTGAGACAACCTACACGTCTCTTATGCAGATGGGAGACGATATCGCTTTTACCACCCAAGCAAATCCAAATGTAACTGGAAGATATTCAATCGAAGAGGCTATCCGTCTTATTGACTCGCAAGAAATCATCAACTATTATTAAAAGGAAACAAACATGAAACATAATAAGAAAAGAAATACCGCTTTTCTTTACGAATGTCTGATTCGTGAACTAACAAAAGCAATACTAAAAGAGGATAAAACAAAGCAAGAAAAAGTCAAGTCTATTTTGCGCGAGTTCTTCGCAAAAAGAAAGGTTCTTGCCAAAGAACTTGACCTATATAAATCACTACTTGAAAGCAAAGAACTTAATCAAGATTTCTCTCGACGACTTATGGTTGAGACAAAAAAAGACTTTGATGCAATTGATCGCAAGAAAGTGTTCAACGAACAAACAGCGTTGATCAACAAGATCAACAAAGCCCTTGGTAATCAGGCATTTTCAAACTTCGTACCAAACTACAAAGATATTGCGACTATCGGATTATATTTTCAAAACTCAAATCTTGGAGCAAAAAAAAGAATTATGCTCGAAGACAAAGTGGTAGGATTTCTTACCAGATTGGACGAATCTCATACAGAAATGAAGCCAGTTGACTCTCTAGAGTTCAAGATGTTCGTTAAGAGATTCAACGAAACCTACGAGCATTCGTTGTTGAGAGAACAAAAAGACTTGCTTAGCAACTTCATCGTTTCGTTCTCGGACAACGGTTTGGGCCTTAAGTCTTTTTTAAATGATGAAATTGGACGCCTTAAAGAAGCCGTTAGTGCCCACATTGTAGAGGGATCTACTACACCGCTAAACGAAAATTTTAAGAAAGTCAGAGCAAAGCTGGACAGTTATGCAAGAATACCTATAAATTCAAAAATTGTAGAAGAAGTATTTTACATTCAAGATCTTTTAGCGGAGGTACAGCGTAATGCCGATTAATGTTACGATAACTGGTGACGAAGAAGTTGAAGAAACCGAACCATCAACAATTAAGGTAAAGATTACAAAAGCAGATTCTGAAGGTTTGCCCGAAGAAGAAGGCGGCGTAAAGATTGAGGTTGTTGAAAAAGATAAAATTGAAGCAAAGTTAAAACTACGCTCTTCTATCAATGGTGACTTGATGATCCTTGATCACAAAGACATTGATATTGTTATCAAACAAGGCGACAAAAAGATTGTAGCATTTGCTAAAGAAACTTTGTCTGACTTGGTATACGGAGCAGAGGCTAGATTGCTTGAATACTTAAGGAGAAATGGATTGATTGAGATTGATTCTATTCAAGGAGGCAATATCTATGGATCTTTGGAAGGCAAGCTCCAAGAAGGCAAGAAGACTGTTGAAATAACACTAATGAAAATTTCAGAGTGGATGGAATCAGAAGAGCCAATGATGTCTGGTAGGACAGGCTACGATGATGTTCAAGATGACCACCTGCTCTCTCCAGACGGAGAGTTCTCCACAGAACTTGGAGAAGTACCACACGAAGAAGAGAAGGGCTCGATTAGACCCAATAGTTTGTTTGCACCGTATTTATATGGAAGATATACCTATGAGTAGCCACAAGCTAATAATTGAAGGTTGGAGAAAGTTTCTCAAGGAGTCTCGAGGATCCGTAACACAAATTGAAGGAAAACCAATCCACATGTTTTTCTATTCTAGAAACTCACCCGAGTTTAAAATAATTCTTTATATTTTAGATGAAAAACCTCGGAGCAGAAAACTTGCTAGAGTCATTGGCGGCGTGGAATGTATTGAGACCGAAGATCCTTGTATACCCAAAACATTGCAAGTCGGAACATCTTATAGAGATTCTGCTTTCGCCGGAATGGGGCTTGGTCCTCTTTTGTATGATTTAGCTTTTTTCATCGCACAGTCTATGGGATATGGATTAACATCAGACCGAGAGACCGGATCCAAGAGTGGTGCTAGAAACAGATGGTCTAAGATAGAATCGGATCCAAACTACGAGAAGCAAAAAACAAAAGCTGGTAATGAAAAGTTTGATTATTACAACGACACCCCTGACGATCCAGATGATGATTGCAGTTTAGATATTTTTCAACCTGATTCAAATGCAACAGATCATTCTTTTATCAAGAAAGATACTGGAGATACTCACGATGTACTAATGAAACTTGAAGCTAATCACATGGACTATTTAGATAGCATCGGTGATCCTTCAGCAGTGCAAAGATTCTTAAAAAACCTTAAAAGTCAATCAAATGATCTTTTTAGTGATGAATATGATATGGCGAGTTACTAATATGAAATCTTTCAAACTACATAAAAATTTTAGAAAGTTTCTTTTGAATGAAAACGCAAACTCAGAAGGGTTGTGTTTATATCACAGCGGCGATGGAAAAAACTATCAAAGAATAGTCATTTACAAGCCAGCTTCGAAAGAGGCTATTGAAACTAGTCGATTATTTTTGGACACAGTTATAGTAGGCGCAATTTCATTTGAGAATACACAAACAGCTATTAGCGAACCTTGTATTCCTGAGACATTTCACGTCAATACAATTCACACACATAAAGATTACGAGGGTCAGGGTTTTCAAAAGCTATTAATGGACTGTGCCTTTTATGTTCTGGGTAAAGATGATAAGGGGCTAACCTCAGACCATCGAGAGGGCACCAAAGACAAAGCAGCTAGAGCATGGAATAAGATTGAAAAATCAAGTGATTACGAGAAAAGAAAAACAAAAGACGGCAATGACGAGTTTGATTATATAGAGCAAACAGAAGATCCAGATGACGATTGCGACATGCCCTTTAAATTACCTTCGACTCATCACAGTTTTAAAAAGAAGAATCTATCAGATGCAAAAACTCAATATGAAAAATTAAAATCCAACCACGAATCTATTATCAAGACGTTAGGTAGAAACAAAAGTGCTTTTGAAAACATGTTGAGAAACAGATCTAAAGAAGATTTTAGAGTAAGATATCGCGGACTTTAAATGCAAACACTACATTTTATTCTTGTCGCATACGGCATGACTTTTATTATTATACACGGAAAGATCTTTGAAGATATTCGACCTTCAAAGGATTATACTAAAAAATGGAATACACTGTGGCATTGCCCTCTATGTATGGGTTTTTGGGTTGGGGTCTTTATTTCATGTCTTTCTCCATACACTGAACTATTTAGTTTCGAGCGTTCATTTGTGAATGCGTTCTTGCTTGGATGTTTGTCTGCGGGAACAAGTTATTTAATTTCGGTCTTAGTTGATGATTTTGGACTAAGGCTATCATCGAGACCAGGGGGTGAGCATGTCGATGATTAGTACGCGCTGGATGTTGCAACCAGTTCGACGCTGTTGCAGCGGATCCTAGATCGGGCGGGTAGCGCCCGCCCACCTTTTACAGCATTGGAGAATATAAATGAAAATTACAAATGAACAAATAAGACAAATTATCAAAGAAGAACTAGAAGCAGTTATTAACGAATCATCTCCTTTAATTTACGGTATGGGATTAGCAGCTGCCGCTAAAAGGAGAAGAGCTGCCGCCAAAAAGAGAAGAGCTGCTCTAGAACCACTTCCTCGTGGTGGATACAAACGAGGCTATGGTGGACCTTCTTCTTCTAGCAACGAACGTGATGCCGAAATTGAGAAGATTATGCAACAAAGAGCAGCACAAGATGCAGCCGAAGAAGAAGCCCGACAGCAATATGCGAGAGACATAGATCCGTCACTAGAGGCACTTGGACAAGCAAAGTTGAAAGCTATTCAGGCATTGGGCATCGACGAGGACGGGAACTATCCCTATGTGTATACATATAGCATGGATGGTAGTCCCGAAAATCTAGCAACTTATTATGATGGGCCACTTAACTTTCAGGATGCTATCAGTTTAGCAAAAGATGCAGGTGAGTTATCATATGATGCGATAGATGATGAATCTGGCGGACTAAGCTTGGATGAATTATTTCCAGGAAAATATATTTAGGGGTAACAAATGTCTAAAAAATTATTAAGAGAATTCCATGCGCTATGCCCAGATGGTATGTGCCAAGACCTATTAAGTGAGAGAGAAAAGCGCGAGATTAAAGAAGAAGGCGCAATGTATCTCACTGGTAGAATTCAAACTGCCGATAAAAAGAATGGTAATGGTCGCAAGTATCCAGAGAAAGTTCTTAGGAGAGAAATGGAAAACTACATGACTATCGTAAAAGACAATCGCGCATGTGGAGAACTTGACCATCCAGATGACTCAGTTATCAATCTTAAGAACGTATCGCATATGGTCACTGACTGTTGGTGGGAAGGCAAAGATGTAATGGGAAAGATCAAAGTTCTCGACACTCCTTCTGGTCGCATCCTCAAAGATCTTATCAATGCTGGTGTTAAGCTAGGTATTTCATCTCGTGGGCTCGGGTCAGTAAAAGAGTCAGCGGGTGAGACAATTGTTGAAGATGACTTTCAGCTTATCTGCTTTGATATTGTGTCGGAGCCATCAACCCCAGATGCTTACGTGTATCCTGGTGGATCGAAGAAGTCATTTAAGTTCTCGACAAGATTGCGAGAGCAAAAAGAAAATAATATTGACAATCTATTTAAGAAGATTCTTGGAGACTAAAAAATGAAAATAACAAAAGAACAACTCAAGCAAATAATTAATGAAGAGATTCACTTTGTCACAGAAGGAAGATATGTTGTATCTCCGGAAAAAGCTGAAAGGATGCTACGAAGTGTTAAGAACAGTCCCGATGGGCAATACGTGAGGTTGATGCCTGACGATATCGCAGTTGTCTTAAGAGTTGGGGAGTATGGAGCTGATGGTTCTGCGAAAGTGTTCGCCTATCCCTACACTGATTCTCCTTATGCAACAAAAGAGTCTGAAAAATTAGGCGAAGTTGATGTAAAAAAAGCATATCTCCCAAAAGACATAGGTGAAAAACATAATAAGCCAACTGTGCGTGTTCCTAGGATGGCTGAAATTACGAGAGGCTTAAATGAATAAAGAACAGCTTAAGAAAACTTTGAGACCTATGATCAAAGAATGCATCAAAGAAGTTATATTCGAAGAAGGCATACTCTCAGGAATCATTTCCGAGGTTGTTAAAGGTACAAGCGGACAACGTATTGTCGAGACTCAACAACCTCAAAGATATCAACAACCACAAGTTGATCACGAATTAGAAGAACGCAAAAGAAAAGAACGACGTAGAAGAATACTAGACTCAATCGGTCGAGATTCTTATAACGGCGTTGATTTGTTTGAAGGCACAACTCCATTGACTAACAGAGAAAGCGGTCACTCATCAGGACATGGTGGCTCAAAAGCTTTAGAAGGTGTATCTCCAAACGATCCCGGAGTTGATATCTCCGCTTTCGGAGCAAGTTCTGCTATTTGGTCAAAATTAGCAAAGGGAAAATAATGGCTACCAACTACAAGATGAAGCCTCGCAAAGGCGAGAGCATGGAACGGTTTATTAAAAGATTTACCAAAAAATGCAAGAAACTTGGAATTATCCAAGAGATGAGAGATAAGAAACACTTCACTTCCGACTCAGAGAGAAAGCGGCTCGCTCGTAAAAAATGGAGAGCAAAACTCAAGAAGAAGAAGCAATAACTATTTAGTGCTAAAAGAGAGAGGAAAGATTTATGAGTTCAAATTTTTATACCGCAGGACTAAACCACGTCGGATCTTACCAAGTAAGTGGAAAACCCTACCTAAGCGGTTCTAACATGCCGGGTGATCAAACAACATCATTGAATTTTCAATTTCCATCCGTCTCTAAATCAATAACGGTTAAATCAAACTATGCGCACGCTATTCGTGTTCATTTTGCACCATTGCAAGCAGGTGTATCGCCATTCGTAAAGGGCGCCAGTAACCAAAGCAATTTTGTTACAATTCCATCGAGTGGCTCACAAACATTTGACGTGAAGTGTAAAGAGATTTTTATCTCAAGCACAAACAATGCTACAGCGACACAGTCAGCACCCGATGTTCAAATATACGCAGAACTTACTACAATTCCAACAGAGAGAATGTTTAGTCTAGATAACGTAGAGGGAGTGGCGACCTAATGAGTTTTAATTATACAACAGGCCTCAACAACATGGGGTCTTTTCAAGTATCGGGTAGGCCTTTTATGAAGACAATAACTGCTTTAGCAGATGGAACTACTCAATTTATAGAGTTTCCAAATATAACAAAGAAGTTGACTATTAAAAACCTTTCTGGTTCTGGGCAGTGTCTCTTTGGGCTCTGTACAATTCCAAGAACCGGAATTAACTTTGGTGGTACCACAAACTCTCACATAGACACTACCTTTACTCAATTAACTAATTTTACTATTTCTTTTTGGATAGATTTTTCGGAACTCGGTACATCTTCTAGTAACAGAAAAAGAGTTGTAGATCTTGACACCGTTAATTTTGGTTCCAACAATGGTATGTCCATACACGCGCATAAAAATTCAGACACTGAGATAGAGCTTAGATTCTATATCAACGGAGCGTTTGGCTCAGGAGTAACAATCACAATCGATACTGTAAACAAGTGGCACCATTTGTTGATAAGTGGAAATAGTGATGGATCGGGAACAAACAAAGTTTACCTAAATGGTAATTTAATTGAAACAAAAACTGGCGTCACTGGTGGAATTACTGGTATAGAATTTGGAAACGACAACACTGCTACTTATAGAGGTGGATACGACCAGGCAACCTTGTGGAACGCAGCCTTAACAGATCAGGAAGCAGCTAATATTTACAATTATGGACCATTAAACCCGACACTGTCTGATCTCGATGTAACAACAGGGACTTTGGTGAGCTGGTGGGCTTTTGAAAACAACACACATAAAACATTTTTTGCGACTCCAGATACCACATCCGTAATTCGTGACAGGGTTGGTTCTAACAATTTTGCTTTAGGGGCAGGTTCATACTCTTTCGTTGATGGGTTTAATTTGTCAAACGTATTTAATGGAAATCATGTGATTACACTCGAAGCTGGTGAAGAAATAAGCATCTCATGTAAAACAAAGGCAATTGTCGTAAGAGCATCAGGAGCAGATCAAGACTTTGATGTATATGCTTCTTTGACCAATGTGCCCATCGAAAGAATGTATGATTTAACCGGACCGGGAATCGATGAGTAATGGCAAGAGAATTTGGATGGGCATATGTTGTTGGATCCCAAGCCTCCGGTCCTAAAGGTTCAGTTCAGCTTGCAGGACAATCAACGGGTTTAGATCATGATCCAAATCTATTTTGGTCCGATCAGGACAACGCCCTTCTTGTTTCGGGCGATATTATTGCGCATAACTTTGAAATACAAAACCAAACGAAAACAGTCTTCAACTTTGAGGTCTCGGGATCATCAATATTTGGAGACACAGAAGACGATCTACACCAGTTCACAGGATCTCTAGATATCACGGGTAACGTTACCGCTGTAAAGTATTATGGTTGGGGTGGAGATCTCGATGGTGTCCCAATCAACTATGCGACAAACTTCGCAGACAACCGTATCGTCACTTCAGTTACTGGAGACACGGTTAACGCAGAAGAGAATCTCACCTTTGATGGTGCGATACTAAATGTTTCTGGTGATATAAATGCAATTGAAATTGATGCATCTCAAGTCAGTGGTACGATAGGACTGTTTGACGAACTAGAGTCTGATGTAATTATTGCTAATGACCTAACTTCTTCAGCACTATCTTCATCAACCGCAATCGTTTCAAATTCTACTTTTGGAGATATTGTTCTCACAGGACGGATCGTTGATGCGAACGGAAATGTAATCTTGGGAACACCAACCGCACAATCCGAAGTTAACATATCAAATACAAATTCGCAAGCCACAATCTCTTCGACTAATTTCAACTCAGTTAGCACATCCAACGCTGTCGGGATGGACTTTGCTGTTATAAGCCAAGGTATTGAATTAGATACAAATGCATTCGTGGCGAAGACTGGTGGGGTAGGTGTAGGTACAAACATGCCTGCGGCGAAGATGGAAGTGTTCAAAGAAGGCGGAGGACAACTAAGACTATCATCACTAGGGGCAAACCAACTATCCAGCGGTGGAGGATTCTTGTTCGTTCCTCTGAAGCATCACACAGATCTACAGACAGATTCAGATGGAATGTTTTCTATCACTCCCACAGGACAACGCGTAGGAGTCAACACTACTACACCAGAGCACTCACTAGATGTTTCTGGAGATGCACGGATCACAGGCAACCTAATTGTATCAGGCACTCTATCGGCTCGAGTCACTGATTTTGCTGTATCTGCAGACACTCTAACATTTGGAGATGAAGCAACAGACTCAATTGTAGTAAACGCTAAGACAATGTCCACCCCTAATGATCTCGAGATCAATAACGTTCTTTTTGTATCCGCATCAACAGTTGGTGTTGGATCATACTCCACAGCAAAATTTGGCGTAACATCTACATCAAATCAACTAGAGCTTGGTAATGGATCTCAAAACCTATCTGTAAGCGTCACAGATGACTCTACAGCCATTTCTACAAACAATTCGAGTATAGACATAGGTAACAATACAAAAGTGCTTGGAGAGCTTATAGTGGGCTCTAATGGCGATATAATTTTAGACAATGCTGGTCAAATATCTTCATCCGTTTCTGTGTCTTCACAAACAGGACACTTTACCAATATTACATCTAGCAACATTGTAAATGGCGATACAACAATATCTAGCGATAATGTAACCACAACCACTGTGGATGCAACGACCGTAAATACTTTTAGTGTAGACGCAAATGTTATTGCTGGTCGTTTAACAACAGCCAACCAAACAAACATCGCAGCTGTTGGTACCTTGTCTTACCTTAATGTTGCAAATGCAACAAAGTTACAAGGAACGTTAGCTGTTGGAACCAATAACGCCACCAGAAAGGTTGAGATCAAAGATAGCGAAGCACAACTGAGACTCACAAATACAGTGCCGGTATTTGGACTATCTGATCATACATATGCAGACATGCATGTAAACGACAGCGGAGATCTTTCTATTGAACCATCTTCGGGTAAAGTGTTTATTCCTAGCTTAAACTTGGCTAATGTACCCGATGGTCACTCGTCAAAAGTCCTATCAGTTGATGAAGACGGAAATGTAATACAAGTAATCAACCAGCCTGGGATTGAAGTTAGAAATAGAACTGAGATAACAACCAGCTACAACATGAAGACAGATGATTACTTTATTGGTCTCAAAATGACTGAATCTGGTGTGATTACATTACCAGATGCATCTTCTTTAGCAAATGGACAAATCTTTGTTTTGACTGATGAGATCGGATCTGCAGAAAACTACTCATTGATCATAAGAGCAAGAGCAAATCAGACCATAGACGGTAAAATGGAAATTACCTTGGTTTCTCCTCGATCATCCATAAGTTTGTATACCGATGGAGAATCAAACTTCTTTATATTCTAATCTCTATACCTCCGTTGCTACCGAAAGATTAGACTTTTTTAAACTTTTTTTAACGTTTAAAAAGTTGTTTTCAAAACTAGTGAAAATTTATTTACTTTTCGCAAATTAGCGGTGTAGTTATGTGTACCCTTCGGAGAGACAAACATGTCCCACCGAAGCTTGCTTTTGATACAGACTGATCTGTATCAAAGGTCACATTATTTTACTATTATGGAGGAATAAATAATGGCTAAACATTTTAATAATGGTGTAATCGTATACGACGATCAAGTTGAACGTTTTGATATGGTTGCCTTGCCTGCTGAGAACATTGAGTTCCCGCAAGGCGTAATGAAAAAATTAGACTACTTTTCTGATGAAGTTGTAATGCCTCTTGGCGTATGGACTTGCGAAACTGGTCTTCTTGCTGGTGAAGAAAACAAATTGGCTCGTATGGGTCACGTTCAAGCACACGTAGATTTTACAACCAGTGGTTTTGCTGGTGCTACAACAGATCGCGCTGCTATCCGTTCTGAATTGGCTGCAGACAAGTCTGAACTTGCTGACTTGATTTCTGATGAAGAAACTCGTGCATTGGGTGTTGAAGCTGGTCTTCAAGGTCAAATCACTTCTAACGATTCTGATATCGCTACTAACGCTGCTGCAATCTTGACTGAACAAGGTCGTGCTGAAGGTGTAGAAGCTGGTCTTCGTGGTGACGTAGATCAAAACTCTGCTGATTTGGGTGCTGAGGTTTCTCGCGCACAAGCTGCAGAAGCTGGTCTTCAATCTTCAGTTGATGATAATGCTGCTGCAATCTTGACTGAAAAAGGTCGTGCTGAAGCTGCTGAGCAAGCAAACGCTGCTGCAATTTCTTCTGAAGCTGCAACTGCCCGTGCTGCGGAACAAGCTAACGCTGCTGCAATTTCTTCTGAAGCTGCGACTGCTCGTGCTGCCGAAGCTGCTCTTCAAGGTGATGTAGATCAAAACTCTGCAGACTTGGCTTCTGAAGTAGCTCGTGCTACTGGTAAAGAAGCAGAGTTGGAAGGCGATATTGCTGCTGAGCAAGCTCGCGCTGAAGGTCAAGAGACTTTGATTCGTGGCGAATTCGCTGCTGCTGACGCTACTCTTAAGGGCGAAATGCAAGCTGAAATCGACGCTGATGTACTTGTAGAAAAGAATCGTGCTGAAGCTGCGGAAGCTGGTCTTCAATCTTCTTTGAATACCGAAGCTGCTACTGCTCGTGCCGCAGAACAAGCAAATGCTGCTGCAATCACTGCAGAACAAGTTCGCGCTGAAGCTGCTGAAGAATCTTTGGCTGATGCATTGCAAGCTGAAGAAGATCGTGCTCTTGCTGCTGAAGCTGGTCTTTCTGGTGAGATCGCAACTGAGAAAGGTCGTATCGACGCTATCTTGGCTGCTTCTACTGCTGATGCTGACTCATTCAAAGAAATCGTTGACTTGATCAACTCTGTTGATACTGAAAACGATGAAGCTTTTGCTGCTCACGTTTTGAATTTCAACGAAGCTAAGGCTGCTTTGGAACTTGCTGATTCTAATGAACAAGCTGCTCGTATTGCTGCTGTTTCTGGTGTTCAATCTTCTTTGGATGCATACATAGCTTCTAATGACGCTGCTTTGGCTTCTGAAGAATCTGATCGTGAGTCTGGTGATGCTGCACTTCAAACAGCTTTGGATAACGAAATTGCTTCTACTACCACTCGTTTTGGTTCTGCAACTTCTGATCGCGCTGCGATCCGTTCTGAGTTTGCTGCTGCTGATCAATCAATGGAAGATGCTTTCACTGCTGAGATCGATGCTCTTAAAGCACAAGATAACACTCACACTTCTGATATCGCCGATAACGCATCTGCAATCTCTGCAGAGGCTTCTCGTGCTTCTACCGCAGAATCTGGCTTGGCTGCTGATATTCTTACTGAAAAGAATCGTGCTCTTGGTCAAGAAGCTGCTATCCGTGGTGAATTTGTTACTGCTGATGATGCTCTTAAGGCTGAGATGCAAGCAGAGATTGATGCAGATGTACTTGTAGAAAAGAATCGTGCTGAAGCTGCTGAACTTGCATTATCTAATGCAATCGACGCTGAAGAAGCTGGACGTATTGCTGCTGTTTCTTCTGAAGCAACTGCTCGTTCTAATGCTGATGATGCTTTGGCTGCAGACATCTTGACTGAAAAGACTCGTGCTGAAGGACAAGAAGCTGCTATTCGTGGCGAATTTGCTGCTGGTGATGTTTCAACATTGTCTTCTGCAAATGCTCACACTGATTCAGAAATCTCTACTTTGGAAGCTGCTGTTGAAGCTGCTGCTAATGCTGAGACTGCTGTTCGTGAAGGCGAAGAAGCTCGTATCGAAGGTAAGCATGATGACTATGTAGTTTCTAACAATGCTGCTTTGGCTTCTGAAATTGCTCGTGCACAAGCTGCTGAACTTGTAAACACTAATGCTATTTCTGCTGAACAACAACGTGCTGAAGCTGCAGAAGAATCTTTGGCTGATGCATTGCAAGCTGAAGAAGATGCTCGTATTGCCGCAGTTTCTGCTGAAAATACTGCTATGCTTGCTGCTGTTGCTGATCTTCAAAGCCAATTGGACGCAGAAATTGCTGCTACAAACGCTGACTTCATCTCTGCTGGTGCTGGTCGTGATGCAATCGCTGCAGATTTGGTTTCTGAGATCGCTCGTGCACAAGCTGCTGAAGCTCAAGCATTGGCTGATGCGAATGCTCACACTGATGCTGAAATCACTTCATTGGAAAATTCTTTCACTGCTGCTCTTGACGCAGAGATTGCTGCTACCAATGCTGATTTCGTAGCTGCTGAGCAAGCTCGTGTTGGTCTTAAGGCTGAGTTGACTGCTGATATCGCTACTGCTAAGTCTGAAGCTATCGCTCACACTGACGCTGCTGTTGCTGGTCTTGTAGATTCTGCTCCAGAATTGTTGGATACCTTGAACGAATTGGCTGCTGCTATCGGTGACGACGAAAACTTCGCTGCTACTGTTGCTTCTGATATCGCTACTGCTAAGTCTGAGCTTGAAGGTCAAGTTGACGCTGTTGAAGCATCTTTGTCTGCGCACGAAGCTGCTAATGTAGTTTCTTTCCAAGGTGCTACTGATGATCGTGCAGCTATCCGTGTTGAATTGGCTAACGAAAAGGCAACTCTTCAAGGTGAATTCGCTGCTGCTGATGCTGTTGTAACTGCTGCATTCCAAGCTGCTGACTCTGCAATGGAAGCTTCTTTCTTGGCTGATATGACTGAGTTGGAAGGTGATCTTGCTGATGAAGTTGCTGCTCGTGTTGCTGGTGAGGTTGCTATAACTGCTTCATTTGAAGCTGCTGATGACGCTCTTCAAGCTGCTTTTGAGGCTGCTGATACAACGATTTCTACCAACTTAACTAATGAAATCGCTCGTGCAACTGCAAAAGAGAATGATATTGAATCTAAGCAAAATCAAATGATCGATGGTCAAGTAAAAGTTAGCTTTATCACTAATGCTGTTGCTTCTGCTTCATTGACTTTGACTGCTGATGATCCAATGTACATCATTCAAAACAATGGTGCGGATTCACTTGCTGTGCTTCCAGTTCTTTCACCAAATTACAAGGTAACAGTTTCTTTGGCTGCTGCCTCTACTGAAGCGATGGAATTCACTGCTCCTGCAGGTAAGACTATCGATGGCGAAGGTGATGGTAAAGTTAAGTTGTACCCAGGTTCTTCTGTAACTTTCGTTGAGCACGGTGACGTATACTACATGATGTAATAACATCTTGAGCTAATCCTCAATGCTATTGAGCATTGCTCATTTGGCCCCGAGGAGAAATCTTCGGGGCTTTTTTTACAGACACTTATTAATAATGGAGGAAATAAAATGTCTATGAAATTAAATAAATCTAATGCCGGCTTAACTGAACCTGATAATGGAAGTATCGGCATCCTAAATGGAGATGAATCTGCAAACGCTAGTGCACTTATTGTCGTTGGTTTTGCTGAGATTGAAGTTTGGGGAGAGAAGGCAATTAATGACGGAAATGGATATCATCTAATCGATACAGTCCGAGGCAACGGATTCAATGATGCTCTCGCCGCAGGGTTGCCCCCAGCCGATACTCTCACTGTAAACTTAGCGGAGTGGGTGGATATATTCTTTGTATCTAAATCTGGACAAGAAGAATCTGTTAGATACTTTTTTGTTGAAGATGCCGTTGTTGCGCCACATATTTTGCCTGGTCAGCAGGCAGAAGCCTTAAAGCTTCAAGATGTATCTGATGTCCCAGCGTTTACCCAAGCAGATGCGGGCAAGATTCTTTCCGTAAATGATCAAGGAAACTTGGCTTGGATTGCTAGATAAGGAGATCTAAAAATGAAAAAATCTAAATTATTAAGAAAAATAGCATATCCAGATGTGCCCCAGCATGCAGATGGCTTTGTTCCACCTGCTGGTCATACTTTTAAAATGTCGGTTAATCTTCGCGGAGTTAGCATAAAAATTTACGGTTTTGACGGAAGTAGCTGGACTATGATTCACGATACAGATGGTCTTATCAGCGATTTTATCACAGACGTAATTTATCAAAAGTATTACTTTGAATCAAAAACAGGATCAGTTCAAACCGTTCGAGTTTCTTTTTTGTCCTCAGAGAATGCAGAAGATGTTCACAATTTTGAGTTAGCCGTCACAGATGATACTAGAAAATTATATCACTTCGATGACGTTCCTGTTTATCGTGGAAACGATGAAGGTAAATTTTTGACGATTATGTCTGACGGGACATTAAGATGGCTTGCCGAAGGAGAATCTTACACTGTTGAGTCTGAGGGTGGAGAAGGTGGCGAGTCTCCTGCTCAACCAAATTTCTTAAATCTTCTTGAAAGACTCCCCAATCCAGGAATCCTTACCGACAACGGACATGGGATGGACCATATGATTAGGTTCCGATTGAATAACGACAACATCATTGCGTACGGCGATGATGGCCAACCAGTTGATGAAGAATTTACCATTTCTTGGTGGATGAAACTAAACAATAGTCAGGCGGCGAATAGCATTTCAATTCTTGGTCAAGACTCGCCTAAAAGATTCTCAATGAATATGACTGCGGCTAAGACTAATGGTATTCCTAATCCCAACATTCAAGTTCGTATAGGTAATCAGTATATCTTCAATAATGGAATTGGTGTAGCTATGGGTGGGAATTGGATACATTGTGCAATCACATGTAAGTCAAATGGATCCAATCTTGTAGTTAGCGTTTACATTGATGGAAACAAGCTCCCAAGTTCTAGAAGTTTTGCTTTGGGATCTAAGCTTTTACCTTCTGCTGCAAACGATCTCTTTAGCTTTGGAGGTAGTGGACAATCTGGTAAATCTGCAAAAGGTCAATTTGATTCAATACAAATTGAAGGTGGAATTGCCCTAACTGATGAACAGGTTGCTGCAATCGCTGCGCAAACTGATCGTCTAATGGGAATTGAATCTGCTTCTCAAATCTAACAATTAAATAATTCCTATTTGAACATATTCCCTCATACCTTTGGTGTGGGGGTTTTTTCTTTTTAAGCCTTCTTTTGTACTTTAAAATCTATTTACACTATTTATTGGAGAAAAACAAAAATGGGAGATGATTTAATGTCCAACATGCTAGAACAGGCAATTGCCGACGCGGCCGCACTTAGAGAGCAAGCGATTAAAAATGCAGAACAATCAGTTCTTGACAAGTACTCGAAGCAAATCAAAGAAGCGGTTGATCAAATGCTTGAGATGGATGATGCTCCATCTAGGGTAGAAGAAATGATAGCCGAAGCAGAAGATGAAATCATTCAAGAAGAAGAGGCAGCGCCTACGGGAGGAGCAGCACCAGCAGGTACATCTGCGACCATTGAAGCTCCGGCTGCTTATGACTCTCGACCAGGCTCTGAAGATGTGTACGTTAGAATGTCTGCAATGCTTGATAACCTTCCATTTGATGAAAATGATGAAATTGAACTTGACTTCGGAGATCTTGATCCAGAGCCAATCGATTTAGCACAAGGAGCAGAAGGCGCAGAAGGCGCCTCAGGCGATCTTTCTGGCTCAGATATGGGAACACCTGACGATGCTGGTGGAGACGATCTGGGTGGAGATTTGGACCTCGGAGGAGATGATGCTGGTGGAGGAGACGATCTTGACCTTCAACTTCAAGAAGTCCTCAATATGCTCGAAGAAGAAGACGAAGCTCTTGAAGAAGCAATGCACATCGATTATCGACCTGAAGATGATGCTCTTGGAGTGTGGAGACACAACAAATCAAGAGAAGAGTTCAATGCAGACATGGCCGAACTGCTTTACGGAGAAGAATCCGAAGAGGAAGATGACGTAAACGAAGAATTATTGGGTCAAGTAAATGACCTGCACGAGACAGTAGGATCTCTGACGCAACAAAACTCTCAATTGGAGAGCGTCCTTACCAAGTTGGAAATCCACCTTGAGGAGACTCTACTATCTAACGCAAAACTTTTATATCAAAACCGCACACTGAGCGATGCCTCCCTGAATGAGCGACAAAAATCTAAAATTGTCGAAGCCATTGCTAATGCGGAGTCTCCGAAAGAAGCTAAAAGACTTCATGAGACACTCAGAGCTACAGTGGGATCGACGCCTAACCGCAAAAGAGATCCACAATCACTTAGCGAGTCAGTCAACCGACGTTCGAACTTAAGTTCTATGTTGAATTCGAGACAAAACATTAACGAAAGCAAGCAAAGCAACGATCCATTCTTGGAGAAGATGCAAAAGCTTGCAGGCATAAAAAAATAATTTAAGGAGATTTTACAATGTCTATTATCGAAACTCTTACAGAAGGGGTGGTTAACCGCAATATGCAACAAGAAGGTGCCGCTCTTCTGAACAAGTGGACTCAAACTGGTCTACTTGAAGGCTTGTCTAACGACAATGACAAGCACAACATGGCTCGCTTGCTTGAAAACCAAGCAAAAGAATTACTTCGCGAGGCTACTACAATGGCTGGATCACCTGGATCTGTTGAAGGTTTTGCCGCTGTTGCTTTCCCAATCGTTCGTCGTGTATTCGCTGGATTGATTGCAAACGACTTGGTTTCTGTTCAACCAATGTCTCTTCCATCTGGATTGATCTTCTTCATGGATTTCACATACTCCAGTGATATTGCTGGTGAACATGATGCATCTTCTCGCTTTGGTAACAAAGCTGCTGAATCAATTTATGGTACTGCTCAAACTGGTTCTGGTGTCATTAATGGTGTTGACCTTGTTGATGAACGCGGCGGTGATCTTGGTGGCCCAGGTCGTGGTGGGTCAACTGGTTATGCTTACGCTTCTCCGCTTGGTACTCACGATGCAATCACCGGTACCAACTCTGATGAAATGCAAGTAAAGGCAACCTTCCTTTTGGACGGCAACGTGTCTGAGGCAAACAAAAAATTACTTAAATACGATCCTGATTTGTTATCTAATGACGATTCTAGCATCGGTATTATTGTTTTGGATATTGAAGAAGACAGACTTACAAATCCAGATCTAGATAACCTTTCTGCTTTCTCTTTCGAAGAAATTAGATCCGGTGCTATCAATGGAGATACGTCAACTACTAATAACATTTGCGATGTTCTTTCTGGAATTACAGGCATTACTGTGGGCGATGCTGAAATCACAGCTCTCTCTCAAGTTCGTCGTCTGACTCAATTGGCTGCATTAGGTGAAGCTGCGACTGACGATAAAGCAATTCGTTTTGTTATCGCAGTCACAGTTGCTGACGTAACTGCTTTCGCCGCAGGATCAACTGGAAATGCTGGTAGCCTATCCGCAGGTACAGCCGCTGTACCAAGATTGCAATTCCCCGCCAAAGACACTGTTGGTGTTGGTACTGCTGAAGGTGGTGCTCTTAATGCATTCACAATGTTGCTTGAGAATACAGAAAGCATTCCTGAGATCGACATCAAGGTTGACTCAACCGCTATCACAGCTCAAACCAAGAAGTTGAAAGCAAAGTGGACTCCAGAATTGGGTCAAGACTTGAACGCTTACCACAACTTGGATGCTGAAGTTGAATTGACTTCTATCCTTTCTGAGCAAATCGCTCTCGAATTGGATCGTGAAATCTTGGCTGACCTTGTAAACGGTGCAACTGCTGCGACTTACTACTGGTCTCGTTCACCTGGTTTGTTTGTTGATCGTTTGACTGGTCAAGAATTGGGCGCTACTTCTGCTGCTCCTGACTTCACTGGTACTGTATCTGAGTGGTATGAAACTTTGATCGAAACTATCAACGACGTATCTGCACAAATCCATCGTAAGACTTTGCGTGGTGGTGCTAACTTCGTAGTTGTTTCTCCTGAAGTTGCTAACATCTTGGAATTCACAGCTGGTTTCCGTGCGAACGTTACTGCTGACGCTGATAAAGGCGACATCGGCGCTGTTAAGGTTGGTTCTTTGAACCGTAAGTTCGACATCATTGTTGATCCTTACTTCCCACGTAACGCAATCTTGGTTGGTCGTAAAGGCTCTTCTTTCCTTGAGTCAGGTTATGTATATGCACCATATGTGCCTCTGCAAACAA